TAAAGCGCCGATAGTCCTTTAAAAACAGTGGCTATAGTGTTTATGAACGAGCAGGCTCTGGCAAGGGTGTAGTAGAAATAAAGCAGTGTTGCAGATGATGCCACGCTGTGTGCCTCAGTGCAGGTTTGCCTGAAAAACAGCCAGATAGGTTGAGTCGGCTGGCTGGTGGTATAGGGACGTTAGCTTAATCGTCACTTTGTGCCAAGAGCGGATATTGGTTCTGAATGATGCCAAATCGCAGCTTTTCACTGAAAGCGGACGTTCACGGCAAAATCTGCACTGGGGGGCTCGCAAATTTAAAGGCGTTAACTGATTACAAGATCATTAAAACACTGGCTACTTTCATACCCCGAAATGAAACTTCCGATGACAGTTCGGGCAAAGCGCAATAGCATTTTCCACCGAGTCTTCACCGCCATCAGCCAAGCGTTTTTTGTGGTGCACTTCCAAATAGGGTAAGCCATCACTCTTCTTAATAAATGGTGCAAGTTGCAAGCAAGCTTCACAAATGCCATTTGCGTTAAGTAATACCTGCGCAACTACGTCAGGATTTCGGATAAACACTGTCGTCGTAACTTGCATCTGTTTTGGCTTGGTTGACGCACTTTGCAAACGCTGACGGCGTGCTTCTGACGTAATGTTCAAGGAATCAGACACTTGCTTTTGAAAAACTCGTTCAAGGTCGCTGTAATTAGTAACTGCGTCGAATTTTTTCTTGTGTTTTTCAACGACACCACGGAGTTTATTGAGCTTTCCCCTGTCTAGCGCCTCGTAATAAGTGATGTGCAGCTCAGTTGCTTTGACAGCATTTTTTAAAACGTCTAAGCCGAATTGCGACTGGATTTCACTTAAAAAATAATCAATAGCATCGGCACTCATTGCTCGGTGAAATACTTCCCCATTCATCATGCACTTAAAGTCATACATATAATCCCGCGCAGACGCGAGATTAAGTTTATGTACTTTATTGAGATGATCAGAGCCAGTTGTTAGGGTTAAACGCCCATGATAGAAATCGATGGCCACACTAAATGCTGCAGAATATTGATCCTTGGTAATTTTCGACGCCATACCACTCCTTGTACTGAAGATTCAATCAACAAAAGGCTCACTATTAATACCAAATAAGACTTAACACACAAAAACTGATAATACAGGCCCAGTCGCAAATGTACATATCACCACTAAAATCGAAAACGTTTAGTCAGAAAATCTATGGTGATGATAGCTTTAAGTACACTCCAAGCCCCAAAATATTTCATTCCCGTAGCATCATCGCCTAATCTTCAGGTACTATTCCAGAAACATCTTAAAACGCATGGCAGAGCATAAACTTTTCAGGACTGCCATGGTTTGCGAACCAACTTTGGTGGAAAATTTTTCTTATGTCTCACTCTTCAAACAACCTCGTCGCTGAATCTTGGGCGATTGCCGACCTGCTTCGTGGTTATTTTAGACAAAGCCAATATGGTCGCATTATTCTGCCGTTCTGTTTATTGCGCCGCTTAGAGTGTGTGTTAGCACCTACCAAAGATGCGGTACTGGCTAAATTCCAAGAAATACATGCCATGAACCTGCCAGAAGAAGCGCAGGAAAAAATGCTGCTGCGCGCCACTAACGGCTTATCGTTCTTCAACACCTCGAAAATGGATTTATCCAAGCTTGGTAAATCGGACATCAAAGCCAACCTAGAAAACTACCTACAGGGCTTCTCGAAAGAAGTGCGTGAAATTTTTGAACACTTCAAATTTATGGAATTTGTTGGCTTGCTCAACGAAGCCAACCTGCTATATGAAGTGGTGCAAAAAGTCCGCACCATTGATTTAAGCCCTACAGCCATTTCCAACCATGACATGAGCTTGATGTTTGAAGAGCTGATCCGCCGCTTTGCGGAAAGTTCCAATGAAACCGCCGGCGATCACCTCACGCCGCGCGATATCGTGTGCCTGACAACGTCTTTGGTGTTTATGGAAGACGATGACGCCTTACAAAAACCTGGCGTCACCCGCACCATTTATGACCCAACAGCTGGCACTGGCGGCTTTTTATCGGCTGGTATGAAATACGTGCATGAGCTAAATCCACAGGCGGTGATGTGCGCCTATGGCCAAGAATTAAATCCAGAAAGTTACGCTATCTGTAAAGCCGACATGCTGATTAAAGGCCTGGAAATTAGCAACATTAAACTGGGTAATACGCTTTCTAACGATGAAAGAGAGTGAGATAAATAACACCAAAGAAGTAAGATAATTATGGGATCAAAGGGGATATAGAAGGATCAAACGAAATAAAAAATGAAAAACATTTTCAATATACGCAACAACTACTCTTCTGCGAATAAATCCGGTTGAATCTCTGCTACTACTCGTTTTTGAACCCGATTGACCAACTTGTAAATACCTCTAACAGACATATGCCACTTTTTAGCTAACTGGGCGTGGTTGCGTCCGTTGAATTCATCATATATCAGCAAGTCGCGCTGGGCCAGTTTGAAAAGGAAGTTTTTAGGGAAACAAATCAACTGACCGCCCCAATGCTCGGCCAAAAAGTCGGCTGCTGCAATGGCGCTCTGTTCTGCCAAGTCTTCAGCAATACCGTTGTCTTCCAATATGGTTGATACGTGGGTCACAATATCGTCCAACAGCTCGCTACGTAGCGCGCTCATACCGGTTTTTTTAGTTGCTGTCATTTGGCACCTTCCCGTAAATATTACCGCCTAATAACTTCATGCGTTCTTCAAATGCGGCCTGCTCAGCCTCTTTAGAAACTGCTGCCTGGTGTTTGATTTCAACAGTGGTACCAGTGGCCTTTACTGCTGCATCGCCTAACTTGGCCGCCAGTACTGCCTTTAAGTAGTTGTGGTTGGTTAGCTGCTTTGCAGGAGCGTTCTGGCGGCTTGCCTGCAGCGAACTGACGGTATCCTGCAGGGCTTCTGCCAATACCGCGTGGTTGGTTGTTAAAGCCAGAGTGTCTGTGGCCAGGTTTAATGCTTTGGCGTTGCTCAAGTCTTGTTTTGGTGGCCGGAACATAGCCAGGTATGAAACCAGTGCCGGGCCCATGCGGTAATTCAGTTTTGCCATGACGCCCAGCAGCTGGCGGCCAGCTTCGTCAGCGACCAGCTGATCCAGGTGAATGCTTGAATGGCAGACTGGGCATCGGAACAACTTCATGGTTTGGCTCCGTGAATCTCTTCCCACTTAGCTAAAAGCTGGAAATAGCTGATCTGAGGGAACAATGAATAGCCTTGATTCTGCAGTGCGTTGAACATGCAGCGGCGGCACCACTTTTTAAGTGATTCCAGCACCGGAATAGCCTGATCCTGCTGCAACCATTCCACCTCATTAATACCTATACCGTTGTTCAGTTCAGCGGTCTGGCGCTTCACGAAGTCGTTTAACGCGGTTTCGGTACCATCTTTAATAAAGCCGTTGCGGTGCATGAATATCCAAATGGCACGGATCACACTGCGCTCGTCTGCATTTATAGGTGTTTTAGGGCTTAAACGGCCTGATTTTGGTCTACCAACCTTGGCTGGCTTGGATTTAAAGCCCAAAGCCGTCATACCGTCCATCACCTTGATCAACTGGCTTAAATTCATGTCTTTGCAGCTGTTATGTTGGCCATAGTGCTGCAAATGGGCACGGTAGCTTTCTTCCGCCATGCCCAGGTCAGTTTTGGCTACATGGATCAGGCCAATCAGTCGTTTTTTATCTGCGCTCACTTGGTAAAACCTCTTGCTGCTCATCAGTACCCAGCCACAACGCTGGATAGACGCCCTTGGGCGTTTCGCTTATTCTGTTTCTGCTAGGCCACCAAGTTTCAGTGGAAATTTTCCAAGTAACGAGACAGCAGTAAGGAAGCCATATCTCATACCTTTAATAACTTTAGGGTCAGTTATTTCCGTACCATTCAAATCAACAGTTTCAGCCTTCTTCATGTGCTCAGCAGTTTCATTCAGAAGGTCAATCCTGGCTTGAAACCAGGCTTCGCATTGCAGGATCAGTTGGGCACCATCCTCATTCGTAATACCGCTTTCTTTCAGTTCAAGATTCGGTAAATCTAAGTTACTCATATTCAACTCCACTCGTTTAACTATTGGCTGCTCATCAGTACCAGTGAACCACCACTGGCAGACGCCCCATACTGCTGGGCGTTTCGCTTATTGGGGGATGATTAACCAGTTATCACCATCAACATTAGTTACAGCGAATTCCTGATCGGGCAGCAGCTTTCTACCCAGCGCGCTTACAGCGCCGTCAGCTCCTGCAGTATTAGAAGCTTGCTTTCCATTGACCTTGTTTGTGATGTACGTGCCGCTTCTAAACCGACAAACCACTTTTATTGGCTCAGCTATAGCAGGCTTTGCAGGAGTGGCTGGCATACGCTCCAGCATCCAAGCTTTTAGCGGAAACCTATCGCCTAAGTTCGTGTTATCGCGGGCTTCACAAAAACGCCATCTTTCTGCTTCAGGCCAATCCTTTAAAACAGCAGCCTGCGCGGTAGGCTCGTCTGATGCGTCGACCAGTGCACAAATGATTGCATCACGGCCACTGTAACCACTGCACCACCAGCCCATAATTGCTTTGTTTGGTGGGTATGTAAGTGGGCGATGGTCTTCGGTTGGCTGATGCCATGAAATCCACTGAAACAATGGATTTTGACGGCGTTTCTCTACTTCAAATTGTTCCCTGGAGCACACTGCTCGCTGTGGTGCAGATTGCTCTGGAGTTGAGTAAAACCAGCCTTCTTTTTCATTCCAGAAAAGGTAATCAAATACACTGCCCCAAGTCACCAGATCGGCCACTGCGTTAATAACTGTTTTCATTTCAGCACCTCTGCCTGGTTAAATACTTCGGCTTGAGGGCAGAAGGCGTCTTGCTGCTCAGGTATTGCGACAAATACGCAAACTTCATCCCGTGGCAGATCCGATTCGCAGTGTTCCTTCATTTCGGTGAGTTCTGACGGCAGGCCAGTGGCAAAAGCGCCAATGGCTGCGCCAAGCAAAGCAGCAATGACCACTAAAACGATAACAATCACCAGGAGGGCTTTGCCTAAACCGTCCATATAGCCGTACTGATTTTTCATAACTTTCATAATTCAGTTCTCCTAAGTTGTGGTTAGCGCTTTGCTTCGCGGTCCAGGTGAATATTGTTCAGCGCCTGCAGGGCGACTGCGGTTAGTTGCAACAGTTCGCCTTCTGCCGACGTGCGGCCCTGGGTGCCGTTGAGCCAGCCCTGTTCTGCGCGTTGCAGTAGGTTTTTCAGTACCAGTAAATGCCCTGGTACCGACTGGCTTTTAATGTGATCGGTGCCCCATTTTTTGTTCTGGTGCACCACCTCTTTGGCAACCCTGACTAAGACGTCAGGGTGTATGTTCATCATGATTGGAGTAGCCATAGTTAAAGCTCCAGGGCGCAGTGGTTGCTTTCAGTTGCTGTGGCTTCTGCTGCTACTTCCTTCGGGCATTCGCACAGTTCTGAAAAGGCGTAAGTCAGCGGGTTTGGTGCGTCTTCAGGGGTAACTGAATCGCGCTTTACTTGATGAAGAACGCCTTTGCAACTCACAATTGCCGAAAGTGGCTGAAGCTCCACTAAGGTTCCTTTAGCGGCTTTGGCTCGCACTTTTCTGCCGTTCACAGCAGTGATCGTAAAGTTCACTTTGTCACCTAATGCCATAGTGACCGGGCCTTCAATTCTTTTCAGTTTGCCGCATGATTGGCAGTGGTATTTATCGCGTGACATGGCTTAGTCCTCGTCAATAGTAAATTGGTGGTTTTGGGTTAAAACCAGCTGAACCTGTGTTTTTGGTCGACCATCCATAAAGCTGCCTAACCAGGTTGGCAGGTGATCGTCTTCGTACTGGTCAAGGTACTGCAGCGAGTCAATCACCAGCCTGGCAAAGGTTGGCGATTCGCAAGCAATGCGGTTCAGCAGGTCGTTGTCGTATTGGCTATCAACCAGAGCTGCTGGCAGTTCTGGCACTGGCTGATGCTGGAGAATAGAAACGGCGCTCATAACGACACCGCTGATAAATCAAGGGGGATCTGGCGATATAGATCAGTTTCACCAATGCGCTCATACACCCGAATGTAAGCCTTGCTGCTTACTACCTGCAGCGACTCGCTGATGGCATCCATTGCCTGTATCCAGCGTGCGTCCTTAATATCCAGCTTGCGTAGGGACAGGATGCGAGACACACTTAAATTGCCGTCGTTGTCGGTTTTAAATGCGTGATCAATGATGGCTTTTGCCTCTGGCCGTGCTCCCTGTGTCCATTCAGTGACACACTGATAAATCAGCTCCTTCGCTGCCAGGATGCGTTCATCAAACTTCATGCTGTCCTGTATGGCGCGCATGACTTTGTACTGGCCATCGTAGCTATACAGCGTAACGTTGCCTTTTTTACCACCAACATCCACCTTGTATTGCTCCAGCGACAAAGCAACAAAGGCTTCAATGTCACCAAAGGCGCGCTTTTTAAATTCAGCCAGGCACGCACTGACGGCTAGCGATTTACTGAATAACTCTTTAACCAACTTGTCGCGTTCCCTGTCGATCGGGCGTATCAGAGACTCGTGGGTTAATTTGCCTTTGGCGTCTTTCCAATACCCCTCTGGCGTTGGTATGGCTTGCTGTTCTGTCATGGTGTTACTCCGTTTTAGCGATGCGCCCTTGTGCTGCACCTGCAACACCGGCATTAAGTTGAGCCTTGCGGCCTTGCACTAATCCCTCAAAAAATCCACCCATGTCACGCTTGCGCTGTTCTGCAGAGCGGTTTTTCACTGTGGTTAAGTTGGGATATTTCTTTTCCTGATAGAGCTGGATAAGTTGCTGCTCTTCTTCGGTGGGTACCAAAGCTTCAACCTTGTGATAAACAGATGTGATCCAACCTTCGGCGAACAGGTCAGCACGGTTGATTTTGGTGGTTTTCAGCAGGCGTTTACTTAAACCCGCCTGAAATTCTTTACGGGCCTTTACCAGTTGAGGTGCCAGCACTTCATAGCAATAGGTACCAATTTCAACTCGGTCTTTTGGGCCATAAAACGTGATACAGCTGCCAATATCCCTGCGCCAGTCTATGAAATGGTTAATGCCAAATGCCTGACAAACCGTGTAGGCAAGAAGTGATGCCCAGCGAGGTTGTTTGGCAGCTTTGTTGGCGCGCTTTGTGTGCTGCTCTGATATTTCGTGCAGGGCCACATCGGTTTCATTGAGCTGGTACTCACGCATAAGCGCCTGAGCCTTACGCAGAGCATTCGCCGCTTCGTGTTCGCTGCTGGTGGATTTGGCCAGAGCTAACAACTTTTTGATTTTATCCAGGGCTTTCTCGTTCATGCCTTAAAGCCCCCAATAGCAAACACGCCAGCGCCCAGCATTTCGGCATAGGTTGCATCGCCCATCACCGCGCCACAGTCGGGGCATTTGCCGCCACCTGTTTTGCCACAGCCGTTGCAGGGCCTGCGGTAAAAGCCGACTTCATTCAGTGCGTGCTGGTATCTCGTTGGTTGCAGCAAGGTGCCAATGCTGTTGTACGTTACCCAATAGCCTGATCCTGCAGTGCCAACTGAATAACCAACACAGTTTTCAGGCGCTTTTTCCCAGGCAATAACTGGCATAGTTTCCGACTGATCATCTTCCACCAGCTGCGGCTGTTTGCCGCCAAGCACCCACAAAAGCGCATCCATCACGCCGTCTTCGTAGGCTTTATCTGGCTGATTGGTGCCGTACTTTTCGCGCAGGCTGGCAGCCACTGCAATTTCCATCAAAACCGCTTCTGCAGTAGGCGCTTTGGCTGTATTTAAAGCTGAAGTCATAAAGCCCCCTTAACCGTTAATTACTTCAGCGGCCCAGGTGATCAGGCAACCGGCAAATTTAGCTACATGTACCTGCTCGGTGATGCCGAACTGGTGGCGAATACGCACAGGTGCGCTGCCTTTCACTGGCTTTGACGGTGGCTTAATAGTGATCAGCGGGCGGGTGTTGCCCATTGCCACATCAAGCACCTGAAAGCCGCTTTTTGTTAATTTTCGAACTCCGGTGATGGCAGCAGAAAGCTCTGCCATCACTTGCTGATTTGTTCTCACATCACACCTCCAAAATGAGTTCGGCAGTTAGTTGCGGCACGCCAAGATCTGCTGCCAAATTCATGGCTGCAGTCAGCACGTTGTGAATGGCCAGCGGGTAAAGCACGCTGTGTTTGCCTGTAGAGCCTGTCAGCTTGGTGCGCAGCGCTTCAATGGCTGCTTCGTTCATTACATCCGGCAGAGCTTTGTTTGCCATGTTAAAGCGGTGCTTCAGGTAACCTTCCAGCTCGTTATCCAGTGGGTTTAAAGTCACAACTTCACAGCGCTGTACTACTTCACGTACTTCGGGGTTGCGCTCGTCCAGCTTTTGCGCCAGTTCGCTCTGACCAATCAGTACAATGCCAAGCAAGCTGCTGAAGCCGTTCTCCAACTCAAAGAAGCGTTTCAGGTGTTTCAGGGTTTTGATTGGCAAGCCGTGGGCTTCTTCAATGATCAATACGTGCCGGTTGCCCGCGTGGTGTGATTCAGCCAACGCATTGTGCATTTGTCTGAAGCGATATTCAGGGCTGCGCTTTAGGCTGATACCAGGTGCAACTGTTGCCATAATGGCTTCGGCAATGTGTGCGGCTTTTAGTGTTTTGCCTTTGGTGTCGTTATCTTCCATACCTAATACATAGGGTTCAATCACTAGCACAGGCTGTTTTTCGCGGCTGATCCAGTCAGCTAAATCACGGCGCAGCGTGCTTTTACCTGCACCTGATTCACCCACTACGGCCATAAAGCCGCCGTGGCGGGCTGTGTGGCGTAAGGCTTCACGCACATAGCGGCTGTCTGGTGTTAAAAACACCTCATTGGCAGCACGTACTTCATCAAACGGGTTGCGTACTAAACCAAAGAATTGCTTGGCGGCTGGCGTTAAGTTCTGTTTACGTAGTAACATTAATGGGTCCTCCACGGACGTATGTTGTTGGTTGGGGCTGTTCACAGCAGCCCCGGCCTCTTCTTCCAGCGCCTGGTGCGCTTCATTCAGGGCAATACCCCGTTGCACCAGAAACTGATAAATCTTTTCCTGCAGCTGAATTTCTCCGGCATTTTTTGGCAGTTGGTTATGGTTCACCAATTGCGCTACAGAAGCCGCGCTTATCGCCAGATGGCGGGAGAGTTCCGCCTGGCTGGCCTTGCACTTTGTCAGTAAATTTTTGAGCTTTAACATCATTCATTCCCTACCACGCGCAAGGCGGCTACTGGTTTAGTCAGCTGTTGCACTATGCTGTCCAGCTGGTCTTCTTTTGCGCCTTCAGGGAACCTTTGTTGCAACCAGGCAAAATGCTCTGCTGTCCAGCTGGCGCCCATGCGGGTGCGCAGACGCATAGCGAGTTGCACTGTGGTAAGTGTTGGGGTTTCCACTGTCGGGGCTTTCAGGTCGTGTGCAGTCCCTTTGCGCGGCATAAAGGTGGGTAGCTGCGCATCTTCCTGCCCTTTGTAAGGGTTGAATTTGCCGTCCAGTGGCAGAGCTTTGGCTTTACGGGCCGCTTCAGCTGCGGTAGCTGTGTCGGTACCCGTCATGACTTTTTCTATTTCAGCTTTGGCATCCTGTACCTTGGTGCTGGCCTTGCGGGCGTAACCTTCTCCAAACTTCTGAGCCGTAGTGGCATAACCCAAATCGTCCTTTTTAACTTCTGGTACCACGAAAAATACTTCGTTACCTTCAACATCGCGCATCACCACCTGGGCTGCGTCGGTGCGCCACGGGTTGCGGGTGATCAGAATCTTTTCACCAACCATAACGCTTTGAACACCGCTTACGTCGTATTCAGCACCGTTAAAGTTAACCCGCAGCTTGGGTGTTACTTTGCGTTCTTGAGGGTTAGCGACAGCCAGTTCGCGGCATACTTCGGCGCTTGGGGCTTTTACTAACTGCTCTTGAGTGATCCGCATCCATACGCTGCTGCGAGTAGCGTTGGTGCGTCTGTGGACAGCTTTGGCGTTAAATACAGAGCGCCATTGTGCGGCCAGTGCATTCAGTTCAGCTAAGTCAGCGACTGGGCGAAAGCGCAAACCCGCTTCAAACTTACGTTCAATAATGTTACGGGCATTTTCCACCTGCCCAGTGGCCTGAGCGTTACCAGCTGCGTGGGCAATAGCGTTAATGCCTAAGCTTTTACAAAGGTTTTGCGTTAAAGCTCCGGTGTTTGCACTGCCTGGGTCCATGTATAGGATTTTTGGTACGCCGTGCATCATGTCGGCACCGCCACGCTCTTGCATGGCGTTGATAAACACGTTGCACAGGTTAAATCCGCTTTCAGCACCCATAACATATTCAACGTAAACCCAGCCAGAGGCGTGATCGGTAATTTCATACGACCACACCCTGTCAGCCATAATTCTGGCCACGTTGGCTGGCTTGTTTTTATAGAACTTGTCAGCATCCATAACATGCAAACCGTTAGGGCCTGCGCTGGGTTTCAGGTAGTACAGCACACACAAGCTGGCGTCGATTTGCCACACATGGTTAGGGTGATCGGTTGCCATTTCCACGTGCGGGTCAGGCTGTGCCAACTGGTCGGGATGCACTCCATAAGTCCGCATAGCACGGGCAATAGCGTCATAACTCAGTGGCAGTACTTCGCCACTGTCGTTGTCTATACGCTCAGCCCGCAACATGCCGTTGTCCCTCAGATGATCCACAGCATCATTAAGGCTATACAGGCGCTTTCTGTTACCACGATAGCTTTCAATCATCACACCAGAGATCAGTAATGCTTCATCACGGGTTAAGTTGCTTTGGCCTGCATCAGCACGGCGTTTGCGGGTTTTGGTCTTTATGGTCAACTTTTCCAGCAGGCGGTAAATAGTGGATTCCGCTTTGCCCAGTTCGCGTGCTGCATCGGCAATTAACTTCTGCTTTTCGCCGTGGCCAGCAGAGCGCACAGCCTGCGCCAGTGCTGTTATGCGTTCGTTAATAACCGGATTCATGCTTACTGCTCCTGACTTTGCTGGGATGCCACTAAGGCTTCGGCTTCTTCAAGTGCACCAGCGCGTAACCAGTCAGGTTCTGTTGGGTTTAAGTCGGTAAGGTCGTATTCCTGGCGCAGATTACTAATGCGGCTTTCCAGTAAATTCAACATGCTGGCCATGTACTGGCGTTGATCGTCGCCAATCTCTTTGCCTGTTTCAGCCAGAGCTTGCATAGCAGGGGCTATTTTGCCAACCAGAATGGAGGTTACTTCAGCAAAGATGCTGCTGGTTTCAACATGAAGCTGCTGTATAACTTCGTTAGGTTGTTGGGTTTGAATGCGGCGGCGGATTTTCTCCAGCTCAAGTTTTGCATCGTCCAGCTCTTTGCTTTTCTTTGACAACAGTTCGCCTTGGGCTTCGTAGTCGGCCTTAGTTTCGTCCAGATCGGTAATCAACTGGCGTTTTTCAAAGGTATGTTTGCTGATGATTTCTTCGGCTAAATCCAAAAAGGCTTCTTTGTCGCCTGCCTTCGCTACTTCAATCAGGGCCTGTTGCTGGTCTTCTGGAAGCTTACGGTACTGGCGCATTTCACGATAACCAATGCCCATAGCGGTCAGGTTATCCAGTGCCATTTCACCAAACACGCGCAGATTAGCTAAGTCTTCATCGACCTTAGTTCTGGATAGACCAAGCATTTGGCAGAAACCATCAAAAGTGCCGACGTCGGCAATTTCAGATCCATCAGGTGTGATCCCTTTTTTGCCCTTCAAAGCCCGATACAGCTTGGTTTCTTTGATGTACTGCAATTTTGTCAAACTGACGACGTCGGCAAATTTTGCCAATGCATTGGCCATTTGCACCTGACCTAAGATCTGGTTTGCCAGATCACGATCATCTGTCTGTTGGTTTAACAGAGCTGCAGTGTTTTGCAGTGATGCAGCCTTATCAGTATCCAGTTGAACTTCGGCTGTCTGCGTGGCCTTATATTTGTTCTCAACCGCCTGATGAAAGGATTCGTCAGCATCTGTAAAGCCGCTAGTTTGCAGTTCAGTCAAGCCTTCTAAGGTCGCCTCTAAATCATCAGTCTGGTCTAAGTTTTGTTTGTCTTTTGAAGTCATGATCTATCCCTTAATTGCTGCCAGCGTGGATACGCTGCTGTAGTTCGTTGATTCGGTTTGTTGCACGGTTCATTTCGTTGGCGTGAGCCTGGGCGATTTGAAGCATCCCAACACTCAAGGCAAAGCGGCCTGTATCGAGCTTGGTAGCTAAACCAGCTTCGATCAGAGTGTTCAGACAACGGTTTATGGTGGTTGGGGTTTCGCCAAGAGCTGTGGCTAGTTCGTTATTGCTTAGGCCAACCAAGGTGTGGCCCTTTAGTGCCTTTAAAACAGTCAGCACTTTTAGGGCGCTGGAGCTAACACGGTCATTACTCTTCGCAGTCATAAAGCCTCCGGTTATGCAGCCATTGATTCAGCGGGTAGCTTCATACCCAAAAGCACTGCGATCTTATGTGACTCGCCACGCTTACCTTTGAACTGGCCGTTGATAACGCAATAAACTTTATGAGGGGTAAAACCGTTGGCCTCAGCCCATTTGGAAATGGGTGTACCTGCTGATTCAAATAACTTTTTTACTTTTTCACCGCTGTATGGAGTGTTCTGCGGTGGCGGATAAGGGACTTTCATTGTATTCTCCGTTATTGCTAATTAGTTGCGAATGAGTTATGACATATATTGTACTCAAACGAGTACATTGTCAACAGCGGAAGTTTTCAAATGAATACGTTTGGTGAGCGCTTAAAAGCAGAGCGGGATCGCCTCTGTATGAGCCAGGATGATTTCGGATTAGTGGGGGGTGTCAGAAGACAGGCACAAATCAACTATGAGAAAGAAGAGCGTTATCCTGATTCAAAATATCTAACGGCTATCAGTGAGATAGGCGTGGATTTGCTATATCTGTTTACCGGTATTCGTACCCCTGTACAGAGTGTTTTATCCTCTGTCGAGATAGCGACAGCGATAGCTTACAAGCTAGGAAAGACGCCAGAGCAACAGCGGGAAGTGCAGGAAACTGTGTTTAATTCACTGCATGAGTTGTACAAAAAACAAAATTTGAGTGATGATGAAGCAGAGCTACTAGCAAATTATCGACAGTGCCCGCCAGAGGGTAAGGCTGCAATTAAAGCCACCAGCTCAGCGTTTGCTGCCCAGCAGTCTGGAAAAAAGGAGGATAACCATGAATAAATTTGTGTTGTTGCTTACCCTGGCTGTTTTAAATGTACCGGCTTTTGCCGCTGATCATGTGTCGCCAAATGAATACAAAAACCTATCCTGTGATGAAATGAGCACAGAGTTAGAAGGTTTAGTGGTGGCTGGTTTAGAAGCAACCAGTGAAACTATTGACTACAAAAACAGTAAAACGCTGGTTGATAAAATTGAGTACAACCGCCGTTCTGCAGTTAACGATACTCTGTCTGCCAGGATAGACGCATTAACCGCAGCAATGGATCAGAAGCATTGCCCAGCTGGAAATTAGTTCCACGTTAATTTTGTCCTCGTTCAAATTACATTCCGCATGAGTAAAGGCATTGTTGGTGGTGATCACTCACCACTAAGGATGCCTTATGAACCTTCAATTCTTGCCACGCTTTTGGCTGTGGGCGCTGCTTAGCGCACTGCTGCTTGTTGCTATTGCCTTTGTTAATCCAGTCAACTTACCAGTGGTGCTTTACAAACTTGCCCTGGTTACCCTGGGCGCTGTATTAGCTTACTGGGTTGACCGTTCCTTATTCCCTTATGACCGCCCACATACCTACGCTGAAACAGGGGAAGACTTAATTCCCCGTGGTTTAGCTATGCTGCGCCGCGCCTTAATCGTGCTGGCCTGCGTGCTTGGCCTGACGTTGGGACTGTGATTATGGATAAAAGACTGGCGGAGCATTTTGCAAAAATAGCTCAAATTAAAAAACCATCGTGGCGTGTGAATTTATTCATCTTATGTATTTTGGCCAGTTACACCGTTGCGCTTGTTGCTCTGTTTTTATGGGCTGGCAAGACCCATGCAGCAGTCCCACAACAGGCCAATGCCCATAAGCGCACCTTAATCCGCACTGCCCATGCCCATGCTGGCTTAGATGCGCCGGTATCTTTGTTCGCTGCCCAAATCCATCAGGAAAGCGGCTGGCGCATTGATGCCCGGTCACCTGCAGGCGCTGAAGGCTTAGCCCAGTTTATGCCTGCTACCAGTGAGTGGTTCGCATCTCGTAACCCGCGTGATTTAACCACAGCACAACCGTACAACCCTGCCTGGGCCATGCGCGCCCTGGTGTTGTACAACCAGTATCTATTTAAGCAAATCCAAGCCAGCAGCCCGTGCCAGCAATGGGCATTTACGCTAAGCAGCTACAACGGCGGCTTAGGTTGGTTAAACCGCGACAAAGCGCTGGCTTCGGCTTCAGGGGCCGACTCGCTGGCTTGGTTTGACTCCACTGAGCTTTACAACGCTGGCCGCTCTAAAGCTGCCTTTGCTGAAAACCGCCATTACCCTAAAGCCATTATTTACCGCCACCAACCGCTTTACATAGCGGCTGGCTGGGGTGCCGCTGTGTGCGGTGTAGGAGGTAACAGTGCTCACTTTTAACCGTGTTCTTGTGTTTCTCATCGGCATAGCCGGGGCACTTTATTTCGCTCACAACGCCTGGCAAACAGCTCTTACTGATGCAGATAAAGCCGGTTATGACCGTGCCAAAGGTGAATGCCTCGAAGCGAACACCAAAGCATTATTGAGTGCAAAAGAGAAGGAACTGGCCAACACACAAAAACTGCTGGCTTTATCTGACCAAACCGTTAAACAACTTCGCCTGGACAAAGCCGCTACGGCCAAACGTAATGGCGAACTGCTGAAGGAAATTGACTATGTTACCGAACACTGGACGCCTCCTGGCAAATCGACGGCTTTACCTGCTCCTGCTTGCATGTTCACTAACGGCTTTGTCCGCGTGTACAACGACGCCATCGGAGCTGCAGATCAGTCTGCCGCCAACCTGTCCGCCACTGTACGTGCCGCCGGAGTTGATGGAACGTCCAGCACCACCCAAACCCCTGACCCCTCGCTGCAACCCAGCAACGTCCAGCGGGCCGACATCCTGCAACACATTACCGGCTACGGCCAGCAATGCCAGGACACCGCCGACCAACTGAATTCATTGATTGACTACTTAGAAAAACAAGGACAGAGCCATGCAAGTGCAGGTTGAATTTTGGGAGTTGGTGCTGCTGTTGGTGGCATTTTTGGGCGGATGTATCGCCGCATTTAAGTGGTTTATGGGTTTGTTTCAAAGCTACATAGATAAAGGCTTTGGAGCTATGGGTAAGCGGCTGGATGGAATAGAAGAAACTAACAAAGAAGAAGCAAAACAGTGGCAACGGGTAGAGCGCGAACTGATGGAGCTAAAGGCGCATTTGCCCGATCAATACGTCCGGCGTGAAGACTACATTCGCGGCCAGAGCATTCTGGAAAACAAAATCGACAAAGTGGCTGTGCAGATAGAAAACATCCAGCTGCGTAACCAGCTAAAACAACCATAAGTGAGGCAGAGCAATGAGTATTGATATGGAAAAGATCCGGCGTGAACACATGCGGTGGTTAATTCTGCTGACGCTGAACAATGCCCGGCCACTGGGCGCTTATGAGGGCATTGCGTTGTCTGTGGTACAAAGTGAATACAAGGACGCAACAGCACTGGAGCTGCGCCGTGAAGCCGATTACCTGTCAGATCGTAAAATGGTCGATATTGTCAAAGAGCCTAATGGCCGCTGGCATTTAGACCTCACCCGATTGGGCACTGACATAGTTGAATATACCGTAGACTGTGCGCCAGGCATTGCCCGGCCTGCTAAGTACTGGTGATTGCTATGGGCCGTAAATCTTCATTAGATCGTCTGCCGGACGTCATTAAATCATACATCCAGGGAAAGCTTGCCAAAGGCAATATGACCCTGGATGAACTGATAGCCGACTTGCAACAGCGTTTCCCTGAAGAAGCTGCAGCTGGCGAACTGCCAAGCCGCAGCGCTGTGGGGCGTTACGGCCAGCAGTTAGAAAGCCGTTTGTCAGCTATCAGGGCCAGCACCGAAGCCGCGAAAATTATTCGCGACCAGGTGGGCGACAAAGAAGACGCCCGATCAGAAGCATTGATTGCCATGATCCAGTCGGAACTGTTTGAATCCATCATGACGCTGCAGGAGGCCAGCGAAGAAGAAATGCCAGCTTCTGAACGTGTTGGGCTATTGGCCAATGCAGCAAAGAACATAGCCACCTTAACCCGCAGCTCTGTCACGCTGAAGAAGTACCAGGCAGAAGCTGAAGAGCGTGGGCGTCAGAAGTTGCTGGAAGAGCAGAAAGCCAAACTGGCCGCTATGGAAAGCAAAGGTGGGGTTACCGCTGAGACTAAGGCCGCTATCCGTGAAGCATTGGGGATCGGCTAATGGTTATGAAGGCTAAAGGTAACGCCAAAAACATACCGGAAAATCCAGCAGCTATTTTTTTGCCATCGCAAATTAAATGGATCATGGATAAGAGCCGGTTAAAGCTGATGGAGAAAGCCCGTCAGATAGGTATATCTTGGTCCTCTGCCTACGCAGCCACAGAGCGAACATCAGAGCAAGGCGCTATGTTCGATCAATGGGTGAGTAGTCGTGATGACCTGCAGGCCCGATTATTTGTTGAAGACTGCAAAATGTGGGCTGGGATTCTGAACATGGCAGCCAAAGACTTAGGCGAACTGGTCTTAGATCCAAAAGACCGTATTTCAGCTTATGTTCTGGAGTTCGCCAGCAGCAAACGTATTCACAGCATGTCTAGCAACCCGGACGCACAAGCTGGTAAGCGTGGTGGCCGGATTCTTGACGAATTTGCATTGCACCCAGACCCTCGCAAGCTTTGGTCTATTGCTTATCCTGGTATCACTTGGGGCGGTAGCCTTGAAGTTATATCTACGCACCGGGGCAGTCATAACTTTTTTAATCAGTTAGTGCGTGAAGTCCGCGAGAACGGCAATCCTAAGGGGATCAGCCTGCACAGAATTACCCTGCAAAATGCGTTGGATGAAGGGTTTCTGTACAAGCTTCAACAGAAACTAACCTCAGACGACCCTATTCAGGCAATGGACGAAGCCGCCTATTTTGATTTTGTGCGCTCTGGCTGTGCTGACGAAGAATCGTTCCAACAAGAGTACATGTGCAACCCTGCAGATGATGATGTTGCCTTTTTGGAATACGACCTGATTGCTTCAGCAGAATACGGAACCACAGCGAACTGGACGGCGCTTGAAGGTGGCCGCTTGTATGCGGGCATTGATATAGGCCGGAAGAAAGACTTAACCGTGCTTTGGATTGTAGAGCAGCTGGGCGATGTGCTTTACACAAGGCACATAGAACGTATGCAGAACATGCGAAAGTCAGACCAGGAGGCCATCATGTGGCCTTGGCTGCAACGTTGTGATCGCATCTGCATTGATGCAACCGGCTTAGGTATTGGCTGGGCAGATGATGCCCAGGACTACTTCGGCAAAGAACGTGTTGAAGCAGTTACCTTTACACCAAAAGTTAAAGAAGCGCTGGCTTATCCAATTCGTGGGGCAATGGAAGATCGCAAGCTTCGCATCCCTCATGATCCTAAAATCAGGTCCGATTTACGCCAGGTAACCAAACAAGTTACAGCCGCTGGCAATATCCGCTTTGCTGCAGAACGCACTGTCGACGGCCACGCCGATCACTTTTGGGCTTTAGGTTTAGCTATCCATGCTGCATCACAACCGGCTGCAGCAATCGACTTTCAGACTACTGGCCGCCGCGAATCACTGAATGCCCTGGGCGATACAACTACACCAATAAATAACGACAGAGGCTTTGGCGTTGTCTCTGGCAATAACGATTACAGAGGGTATGACTAATGGCCAAAGATAAAAAAGAAAAATTAGCAAAACCAGAAATGACCGAAGTGGCCACCACAGGTGATGGTAAAGACGTTACCCGTGGTTATCTCGACCCTTTGAGTATTGCTGCCCCAACAGACTCGGTATTAAATGCCCGTGGAGGTGATTTAAAAATCTATGCCGAAGTACTGCGTGACGATCAAGTATCTGCCTGCTTTGCTCAGCGCCGCCTGGCAGTGATTGGTAAGGACTGGACTGTGGAAGCTGGCGGCGAAAGCAAGGCCGATAAAATGGCTGCTGACTACATGAAAGAACAGCTGGACAATGTGGGCTGGGACCGCGTAACAGACAAAATGCTGTATGGCGTGTATTACGGCTTTGCAGTATCTGAAGCCCTTTATGCCACAGATGGCAACACCATAGCACTGACTGATATTAAAGTGCGGGACCGTCGCCGTTTTGGTTTTGACGGTATGGGCCGCTTGCGAATGAAAACCCAGGCAGAGCCAAAAGGCATGTTACTGCCTGACAATAAGTTCTGGCATTTCAGTACCGGCTCAGACCATGACGACGAACCCTACGGCATGGGCTTAGGGCATTGGCTTTACTGGCCAGCATTCTTTAAACGAAATGGCCTGAAGTACTGGCTGCTTTTTTTAGAGAAGTTTGGCCAACCCACCGCCAAAGGTACTTATGGGCCAAATGCTAGTACAGAAGAAAAGAACAAGTTGTTACAGGCTCTGGCTGCGATCTCAACAGACAGCGGCATTTCCATTCCCGAAGGCATGAAAATAGAGCTTATTGAAGCCGCCCGCTCTGGTACCGCCGACTATATGTCGTTGTATAGCACTATGGATAATGCCATAGCCAAAGTGATTTTAGGCCAGACTGCCAGCACCCAGGGCACACCTGGCAAGCTGGGTAATGACGAACTGCAGGGTGATGTAAGAACCGACCTGATTAAGGCCGATGCTGATTTAGTCTGTGAGTCCTTTAACCGCAGCATTGGCAAATGGCTAACCGAATGGAATTTCCCTGGCGCAATACCACCCCGCGTTTACCGTCAGGTGGCGCCAGATGAAGACACAGCCAAACGGGCAGAACGCGACACCAAAGTATTTGGTTTGGGCTATAAGCCAACACTGGAATATATCCAGGAGAACTATGGTGATGGCTGGGTAGAAAAAGAGCCGGTACAGGCCCCAGTTACTGGAGCAGGCAAAACAGTTGAAGGCCAGGAGTTACCTGCAGGTACCGAACCGCAATCAGAAACCATTGATCCATTAGCTGCAACAGGCGCTGCCTCGGTACAGCAAACCGCTTTAAACGGCGCACAGATTAAATCGCTGTCTGACGTTATTGCCCAGGTGCAGGCCGGAACCTTAGACCGCAGCCGCGCCAGAGCTTTAATTGAGGCTGGCTTTCCGGCGATATTGCCTGAGCAGATAGACAAGCTGATTGGAACCGCCGACTTTGCAGCTGCAGATGAAGCACCGCAAGCTCCGGCGCAAATGGCTGAGCAGGTCCGTGCTAATGCAGAGAAAGCGACCAGCGAATGGATTAACCAGGTGAAGAAATTAGCTGATGAAGCTGAAAGCTTAGAGCAGCTGCAGGATAGTTTACTCAGCCTTTACCCCAAAATGACCTTAACCCAGTTTGCTGATGCGATGGCCACTGCCACTGCCACCGCAAAACTGGCAGGCCAAGTTGAAGTACTTGATGAGCAGGAGGCGAAGAATGTCTGACGCCAGTTATGGTTCTGTGCCCTTTGAGCAGCAGCTGGCGTTCTTCCGGCGTAAGCTCAATATGCCAACTACCCATTGGACTGATATTTACAATGCAGAACACGATTGGGCTTTCATGGTGGCCGGTGTTACCCGTGACAGCATGCTGGCCGACTTTCGCACCGCTATCGAAAAGGTGATCGCAGACGGTGGCACCCTGGATCAATTCCGCAAAGACTTTGACCGCATCGTGGCAGAGAACGGCTGGGACTATAACGGTGGCCGTGAATGGCGAAGCCGCACTATTTACGAAACCAACCTGTTCAGCAGCTATAACGCGGGGCGTCAGGAGCAGCTACAGTCGCAAAAAAGCGCCTTACCCTATTGGCGTTATAAGCACAGCGATGCTGTAGAAACCCCGCGCCATGAACACGTAGAGTGGGATGGCCTGATTTTGTCTGCAGATGATCCTTGGTGGCAAACTCATTACCCACCCAATGGCTGGGGTTGCCAGTGTTATGTGGAAGCTTTAACTGAAGATGATTTAAAAGCACTGGGTAAAGCAGGCCCGGACAAAGCACCTGCAGTTAAAATGCTGCAGCGTGAAATTGGTAAGCGCCACCCTGATGGCCCACGCATTGTGGAAGTGCCGGAAGGTATTGATCCGGGCTTTGAACACGCACCAGGGCGCAGCCGGTTAGATAGTGCAGTACCGCCTGAGTTACCAGACCCGCCAATAAGCGGTAGTTCTGGCAGTTATGGTTTACCAAACTCCAGGCCAAAAGATGCCTTGCCAGCGCCACGATCTGTACCAGCAGACCTTTTGCTCAGCAAAGGGTTGTCAGATAAAGCCTATGCCGAAGCTTTTTTAAAGCCCTTTGGCGCAACGCTGGAACAAAGTTCTATTTTCAAGGACGTGTTAGGCGACAGCCTGGTGATGGGCCGAGCTTTGTTTACTGATCGTAAAACTGGAGCAATCAAAGCCAACAAGCGGGAACGTGGTCAGTACATGGGCCTGATGGCTAAAGGCTTAATGGAACCAGACGAAATATGGGTAAGAATGGAATACCAGGCAGCGCAACAAAAAACTGTAGTGCGTCGCCGTTACATTGCTCAGTTTATGGTGCCAGGGCAAAAGGTGCCGGCTTTGGCTGTGTTTGAGTGGAGCGCTGATGGTTGGTCTGGTATTACTACCTTTAACCCTGAAACGGACTTAAATGATTTACGGGTTGGTGTAAGGGTGTATCGAAGGGAAGATTAACCGCACGCTGACCCGTGCGGCACTGAATCGGTTGGAGGTCCAACGGTCAGGGACAGACCCTCATCAGCTGAACATAGTATAGGAGCATCCATGACAGGCGTAAAGGTAGATATAACATCCGATGTTGCAGCAAAGCTGGCTGACTTAAATCACCGGCTACAGCACCCAGCTCCGTTGTTTGCCCAAATCAACGAATACATGATGCGTACTACCCGTGCACGTTTTAGCAGCCAGACTGATCCTGATGGTAAAGCCTGGCAGCGTCTGTCAGCCAGGTACCAGAAACGCAAGCACAGAAACAAAGGCAAAGTGCTTACCTTCCGTGGTTATCTGCAGGGAACATTGCGTGGCCAGTTTGATGACGAGAGGTTAAGCTTTGGTACCAATAACATTTACGGTGCCATTCACAACTTCGGTGGTGTGATTAAGCAAAAGGCCCGTCAAACTACTGTGTACTTTCAGCAGAATAAAGATGGCAGCGTAGGCAACCGTTTTGTCAAAAGGAAAAAGAGTAACTTTGCCCAAGATGCCACTGTTGGCCCATACGAAATTAATATGCCTAAACGCCAATGGTTGGGCTTGAGTAGCGATAACAGCAGTTATATTGGCCGTTTAACAGTAAGATGGCTCAAGAACTCCGCATCCTCTTAAACGCGCTGTAGCGCGTTTTAAGAGGTCTGGGCTATAACCTTGCTTTGGTTTGCCCCTTTAACCCCCTTGTAAACGTTTATAAATGCCTGTTTTAGGCATCCCCACATATTTTGTCCGCGTTCAAATTACATTGCCGCCCCGATTCTGCATTCTGATGGTCACAAACCCGTTTTTGACTTTTCACTCTGTGGCCGAGGATGACATGCAACCATGAGCAAATTACTTGAGATTTTCCGTGCAGGTACTCACAAAGATAGCGAAGGCCGCGAATGGACTTTTACTAAAGAACAGATGGCAGCATCTGTTGCTGCATACGACCCTGTAGTCTTTGCTGCCCCCCTGGTGATCGGTCATCCGAAAATGGAAGACCCTGCCTATGGCCTGGTGAAGTCAATCAACCTGGACGGTGATCTGGTTGTTGCTGAGCCAATGGATGTAGAACCCCAGTTCGCCGCAATGGTAAACGAAAAACGTTTTCCAAAAATGAGCGCTTCCTTTTTTCCACCTACGCATTCAGCGAACCCTAAGCCTGGTGTTTGGTACCTACGTCATGTTGGTTTTTTAGGTGCTGCTGCTCCGGCAATACCTGGTTTGAAAATGGCTGAATTTGGTGCCGATACCAACGAGCTGGTGACTATCGACTTTGCTGCAAGCAATGCCGACCAGGCGCTTTGGTCACTCAGCAAACTGGCCCGTGGCCTACGTGACTGGATGTTAGAGCAGTTTGGTGCTGAAACAGCCGACAAGGTGGTCCCAGATTATGTGGTTCGTGACATAGAAACCCAGCAAACCGAAGCAATGCAGGAGCTTTCAAAAGCTTATCCAGGCTTTGCTGCCCCTACTGATTTATCGAAAGACAACCCCAAACCGGAGGTGCTCCCTGTGGACCCAAACAAAGACAAAGACAAAACGGCCGACTTTGCTGCCCGTGAAAGCAAATTGGCTGCGCGTGAGAAAGCACTGGCGGATAAAGAACTGGCAGCCCAACAGGAAGCGGCGGTTAGTTTCGCCACGCAACTGGTAACGGAAGGCAAGTTGTTACCTGGTGAAAAAGATGGCCTGGTTAGCTTTATGGCCTGCCTTAATCAGGAGCTGACAGTCAGCTTTGCAGCCCCAGAAGGTCAAGGTGAAGTGAAGAAACCTGCCACCGAATGGTTGCGCGGCTTCTTATCCGGCCTGCCAGCCCGCGTCGATTTCTCCGAGCACTCAGGCAAAGACAACGAGACTGTGGACTTTGCCGAAAATCCGAAAGCCCTAGCTGCAGCAGCAACGCAGTATCAGGCTGAAATGCAAGCCAAAGGCGTGACCGTCAGTGCTACTGATGCGGTCATGCATGTCCAGAAAGGTAATGCGAAATGAATATTCCAGGTTTAGTTACAGCCCGTCGCGCTGAAGCGGCTATTGCCCGCCATCGCATTTTAATCACTGGTGCTGCAGTTGGCGGCACTAAACAAGCCGTTGGCGTGGCGGCAGCACTGATTGGTGTTAGCACAGATGTCCCTGCTGCATCAGGTTCTATTACCGATGTTGTTCGTAATGGCTTAGCAACTGTTGAATACGGTGGTACAGCCGCAGACGGAGCTTTGCTTACCTCTGACGCTCAGGGCCGCGCTATTGCAGTCACATTACCTGTATCCGTCGCCACCTACACAATAGGTTTTTCGGAAGGTGGTGGTGTGGTCGGTGATCTTGGTTCAGTCAACATTGTGCCTGGCTTTATCCCAGCACCTTAATTCAGCGCCCGGATAACAGCCGGACTTTAGGAGTTACAAAGATTATGAGTACACCAGCCCCATTTCCAGTGAATGCCCAATATACGGCAATTGCTATTGCCTACCGCAATACCCGTATGATTGCAGATGAAGTACTGCCACGTGTGCCTGTTGCCCGTGACTTTAAATACCTGAAGCACAACCTTGCCGACGGTTTTACTGTGCCAGACACCAAAGTAAGCCGCACTGGTCAAGTTAATAAAGTGGCTTTCAGCGCCACTGAAGAAACAGCCAGTGTTGATGACTGGGGTTTAGAAGCACCTGTTCCACAATCAGACATTGATGTTGCTCCTCCGGGTTATGACCCACTGGGCAAAGCCACGGAGCAAACTACGAACCTTATCTTATTAGACAGAGAGGTTCGTACATCTCAGTTAGTTTTCAATGCTGCCAGCTACGCGCCAAACAATAAAACAACGCTGTCTGGTACAAGTCAGTGGAGCCATGCCGAATCCAAACCTATACCTGCAATAGTTAACGCGCTCGACTCCTGCATTATGCGTCCAAACATCGCCATACTGGGCCGCGCCACCTCAACCAAGTTACGCATGAACCCGTCTGTCGTGAAAGCGTACAACGGCACATTAGGTGAAGACGGCATGGTGCCACTGGCGTTCCTGCAAGAGCTGTTTGAGCTGGAGGCCATTTTTGTCGGTGAAGCCCGCCTGAATATTGCACGCCCTGGTCAAGCCATTAGTGTGCAACGCGTATGGGGTGGCCACGCTTCCTTTATTTACCGTGACCGTTTAGCGGATGCCAGAAGCGGTACCACCTTTGGTTTAACGGGTGAATTTGGCACACGCATCGCGGGTGCAACACCAGACAAAAACATAGGTTTACGTGGCGGCCAAATGGTACGTGTCGGTGAATCGGTGAAAGAACTGATCACAGCCCCGGACTTAGGTTTCTTCTTTGAAAACGCAATAACTGGCAATTAATCGCGTTAGTGACCAGCACTAAAGCAGGTGGCCGCGGTGGCCACCTGCAGGAGATGAAAATGGAAAACGTTTTTAAAGTAAACCGCCCCAACCTGGAACACGACAAAGCCAATTATGGTTTGGGCGACCCTATTACTCTGACTGCAGAACAAGCGACCCCTTTGTTAAAGGTCGGTGCAGTGCTTGAGATCACTAAAGAAGACATTGAATTAGACCAAAGGCTGCAGGCTCGCTACCTTCGGGAAAAAGCTGATGAAGAAGCCGCTGCGCTGCTGAAGCAGAAAGCTGACGAAGAAGCCGCTGCACTGTTGAAGCAAAAAGCCGACGAAGAAGCTGCTGCGCTGTTGAAGCAGAAAGCTGACGAAGAAGCTGCTCAAAAGAAAGCTCAGGAAGATGCTGCCGCGCTGGAAGCGCAAAAGAAAAAGGATGCTGCAGCTGCCAATAATGGCGCTGCAAAGGCTAAGGACTAGCTCCGTTCACCTGCGAAGTTTCCGGTTGATAGCGGGTAATTACCTTTCGAACCGGCCCGAATTTTTAGGAGTAACTGCATGTACATCACATTGGCCCAGCTGGCAGAGCAACCAGGCGTAAAAGAATTGGCAGAAGTCGCCACGCCAGCTCACCTGCGCTTGGTCGATTACGACCTGATGCACGCCACGCTGACAGGAACTGACCGCAGCGTCTGGACTGCTGAAGAAACTGCAGTTGCTGATCTGGCTGTGGCCAGAATTAACTCCGCCATTACTGAGGCGGTTGCTGAAATAGACGGATTTTTAAGCCCACGTGGTTACCTGCCTCTGCAGAATGTGCCGGATATTGTCAGCAGTTGGTGCCGTGCGATCACTCGCTACAAGTTGCACCAGAACCGGCTAAACGCCGATGACAAAGACCCAATAACCCGCGCCTACACAGACGCTATGAAGCTGTTGAAGTTAACAGCTGAAGGCAAATTCAGCCTGGGCGTTGAGGACAAGGTAATTACCCAGGGCGCAGGCATGCCGGAATTTACTCCAGGGCAAAGCACTTTGCGTGATGCGCTGAAGGATTTTTGATGAACGAGCCACTGGATATACAGCTGATCATTGAGCGCATTAAAGCGGCTTGTCCGCAGCTGGATATTGTCGACGATGGCGTGGCGCTTGATGCAATAAAGGATTTACGCAGTTTTCGTGGACGCAGTGCTTTTGTGGTTTTGGACGATGAAACCGGCAGTTCTGACCTGCCAACGCGCACTCACCAGGTCACAGGCAAATTCGCGGTGGTGGTGGTTGAAGTGAATAGCCGCAGTGAAGAGTTAATGGCATCAGCCCGAAAACTGATTGGTGACACCAGGACGGCACTTATCAATTGGAAACCAGCAGGCCGTGAGTTCGGCCAACCCGTGTGGAAGCGCGGCGGTGTGATGGACCACGACCAGTCAGTACTGATGTGGATGGACGTTTACGAAACAAAATACTTTAACAGTGGAGCTTAACGATGAGCGAACAAGAGAAAAAAACAGACCCAGCTAAAGCTGAAACAGCTGTAGCTAAGAAACCAGAGGCACAAAAAGTGGTGTCTACTGATAACACTAAAAATGGCTATCTGGAAGAGCGTCGCGCTCAGCGGGCCAAAGCGAAGAAAGGAGCCAACTAATGGGCCAGAAAATTTATGAGCAGGACACAGTCACCCTGGCAAAAGTTGAAACCACTTACGGTACTGATGCCACACCAACAGGTGCTGCCAACGCAATGCGCGTGAAAGCTAACTTGACCTTTTTAGATGGTGACCAGGAAGCGATGGAATACGACGCTGGCCGTGGCGGTAGCAAAGGCAGTATTCAACGAAATAAGCGAGTGACCGGTGATTTAACTTGTTACTTGTCTGGCGTTGGCACTGCGGGCACTGCACCGGCCTTTGGCCCATTGCTGCAGATGGCAGGTTTGAAACCAACAATCACCGCTGCTGAAAAAGTTGTTTATACCCCTGTATCTGACAATTATGACAGCTGCACTCTGCATGTGTTCAGGGGGAAAATTAAGCACCCAATGTTAGGTGCTAGGGCAAATATGGAATTAAGTTTAGGTACCAATGCGCTGCCTAAATTTACGTTCAATAACCTGATTGCGCTGTTTGCCGACCCTACGCAAGTTGCGGCGTTTCAGACGGTAGATTTCAGTGGCTTTGAAAACCCGCTGGTTACTGATCCAGTATCTATTACCAAAATGAACCTGTTTGGTCAGGCAGTAAATATGTCTGAACTGATGTTCAAAATGGGGAACACAGTTACCTATCGCAGCGTCACCAATGACGAAAGCGTGCAAATTACCAACCGCAAACCACAGATTGAAATCACCGTTGAAGAGCCATTGCTGGCTGACTTTAACTGGTGGGAAAAGCTGAGCACCTTCGGCGCACTTGAATATCAGTTAGGTGATGACGTTACCGACGAAGGCAGCATTGTTGAGCTTAATGTACCCAATGTGCAGCTCATCAGCATTGCGCCAAGCATCACGGACGGTATCAGCCACCTGAAGATGGTGCTCGACATAGTACCAACAGCGCGGGACAACGATTTTGAGTTGATTTTCCGTTAACTGAATAAAACCCAAGCGCAAAACATGGATGGCCGAGTACGGGGCTGGATGCCCCACCTAATTTGAAAAACCTTTTTAAAACTGATTAACCAGGAGTACTCCATGTTTCAACTTAAAGCTTTAGCAAAAAACATATTCAAATACCCAGTATGCGCAGTACTGCCAACCGAAAAACTGGATGACCAGGGTAATACCGTCTTCGCCGAAGCACATTTTGTTGGCAAGTTTCAATCCGCCTCTGTCGATGAAGGCCAGGAAATGGCAAAGGCCCTGGGTGAAGTATCCAACAATGATTACGAAGGCATGGTCGCGGCCGTGAACAAGCAGTTAACGCAGGTATTTATTGGCTTTGAAAAACACCCTCTGTACCCAATGCCTTTTAAGGATGGCGATGATGACGTGGGTAGTTCGGCTGAGTCAATAAAGGCGCTGCTGAACTCAAAAGAAGTGCGTGACGCCATTCAGGCCGCTTACAACGAAGCCCGCTCCAAAGGCATCGAAAGAAAAAACTCGAAGAAATCGCCAGGCACTGGAGCACTGGAGGCGTAAAGAACCCGAAGAAACTGGCGGAAGCACTGGAAGCCGCAGGGGCACCGCCAGAACTTGTAAAGAAAATGGCGGCTGAGAAGTCAGCAGCCCCGGAAGTACAACCCTGTAATCAGTTTATTGTCGACCTGTTTTACAGAGTATCAACCCAGTGGGTTTATGCAGGCATGTCGGGTGTGCGGGTTGGTTTGAACTACCCCGCTATTGAATGTAGAGCAAATGCGGTACCTGGTTACGCTGAGTTGAGTACGGAACTGAAAGACAAGGTGTGGTTCGGGTTGCAAGTCATCGAAAGTACTGCGCTGGAGTGTTGGCGCGAACAGGAAGGAAACTAGCTGGTTATGAGTAACAACAACGATATGAATGTAGCAATTCACTTTACCACCGCTGGTGGTCAAGTCGTTGTAAAAGACGTAACCAGCATTTCGCAAGTCAGTGCCCAGGCTGCACAACAACTGGAGCATGTAGGAACCGCTGGCGCTAAAGCCAAAACTGGTTTAGATGCCACTGCTGCAGGTGCTTCCGATGCTAACCAATACACCACTTTATTAAAAGCAACGCTGGCAACCTTAGTTGGCAGTTTTAGTGCTTTGCAATTAATAAGTGTGGGTGACGACTGGGGCCAAATGGCTGCCAGGATAAAACAAGCGACAGAAACCAGTGGCGAATACAATTATGTGCAGCAGCGCATGATTAAAAGCGCTAACGATACATTCCGCTCAATCACTGAAACCCGTGAAGGTTTTATCAGCATGTCGCCTATCCTGCGCGATATGAATTATTCACTTTCGCAAAGTATCGACATCACAGATTCATTCAGCGCCTTATTAGTAACCAATGCTGTAAGCGCTGACCGCGCGGCCTCCGCCCAAGATGCGTTGGCTGGCTCTATACAGAAAGGCCGGGTTGAATCCGATGCCTGGCAAACGCTGTTTGGTGTCATGCCTACTATCCTGGATAACTTAACAGCGTCGACAGGAAAAACAGGGGCAGAAATCCGCCAGTTGGGTATTGAAGGAAAGCTCAGCATTACCGAGCTAACCAATGCTTTATTGCAAAACCAGCAGGCTAACCTGGCAGCAGTAAAAGAAATGCCAACCACGGTGCGTGATGCACTGCAAAGCCTGGGTAACTTCACCAGTGATTATATTGGTAAGCAAAACGAGGCTTACGGTGTAACTGCGTTGCTGGCAGAAGGCATTGTAGATGTGGCTGAAGCGCTTATGTCTATTACCACAGAGCCGTTGGAAGAGTTAGATCCGTCGCTGCAGGCTACGGTAAAAACGGTAGAACTGCTGACCTATATGCTGGGCGTGGCTGGTGTTGCGGCACTGGCGAAGTATGGTTATGCACAAGGTGGCGTAATTGTTGGTCAGCTGATTTTGAATACACAGTTTGCGGCAACGAGAGCTGCTCTGGCTGGGGTTACTGCGAGCGCTGTGACAACAACAGTAGCCATGAACGCCCTGAATATGGCCAAGAATGCGCTGTTTGGTCCTATTGGTATACTCATTGGTGTGCTTGGTGTCGCGGCTACAGCGTTTTACACGTACAGGGATGCTGCTGAAGAGGCGAAAAAGAAAAACGACGAATTGCAAAACTCGTTTGCTAACTGGAGCAACCAAAGAAAAGCTGACGCCTATAATGGTGCAGTTAACCAGCTCAATGAATTAAATAGTCAAATAGATGCAACTCAGGCAAAGATAAAAGCATCTTTTAGGCCAGGCTCTGAGGTTTTTCTGTCTGACGGTGTTAGCCGCAGCGATGTGCTGAATGCAGAAAAAGAGCTGGCTGAGTTAAAGGCAAAAAAAGAAGAACTGAATCGTGTAATTGATCAGCTGAATAAAAACTTTAATGCTGGCTTACCTGCCCTGGATGATTACAGTGACCGGCTAACTAATAATTCAACATCCACCACCGCATTTAAGGATGAACTGTTAAAGCTGTATAACCAGCAAAAGCTAAACGCCGAAGCTATTAGTGCAACAGGCGCAGCATTGACAGGCATCGACTTAGAGCTGTTTAAGGCTCAGTTTGTAGAAGCCACCAACCTGCCGGAAAACGCTGCCGCAGCAATCAAAGCCTACGCCGAGCAATACAAAGTTGCTGCCGCCACCTTAAATTTAGACGGCTACCTTAAGCAAATGCAGCAAGAACTGGGCTTGTTGGATGTGCGCCTGCAAAAAGGCGAACAAGAGTACGAACAGCAAAAAGCCCTGGCGCAATTCACTGGTGTAAGCCCGGAGCGGTTAAAAGCTGCAGAGAACGAATTAAAGCTGCTGGAAAAGAAAAAGCTGGCAGTCACGGGCAAAGAAACTCTGGACGCTCTTAAAAAAGAAACTGAGCTTTTAGGCATCCGTTTGACCCAAGGCGAAAAAGAATACGAAGTACAAAAGGCGCTATATCAGCTGAAAGGTGGCGACCCTGCAATGCTTCAGGCCATTGAAGCTCAGGTGCGTGCGCAGCAGCTGCTAAACGAACAAATTGCCATTACAGAAGAAATAACCAGTGGTGCATTTAAAGAATATCTGGACGGTATTACTGCGATACAAACAGCCGCTGATGGCGCTGGCCAAGTCATAGTAGAAGCCTTTGGCCGTGTGGCTCAACAGCTGAACGAAATGACCAAAGGCCAATTGGAATATGCAAAACAACTTGATCAGTTAGAAAAGAAAAAAGCTGCAGTTGACCGGCTAAAAGACAGCGCCATTAAAACCAAAGCCCTGACTGATATTGAACGCGAAAAAGGTCGCTTAGAAAAAGAAAATTATCAATCTCAAATTGGCCACATGGCTGGTATTACGGGTGCCGCTAAGTCGATGTTCAGCGAGCAGTCAAAAGGCCGTCAGGCACTGCATAGAATGGAAATGACCTTTAGTGCAATTGAGCTGGCTATGTCAATTCAGCGCACTGCGGCCAATGCCCTTGAAGCCATCACCAGCGCCTTTGCTGCCCCGTTCCCTATTAACTTCGCCAGTGGTGCAGCAATGATTGCGATCATGGCTGGCCTTGGTGTGTTTACCGGATCATCATCAGGTGGTCCGTCAGCGCAAGACCGTCAAGAATCCCAGGGCACAGGTACAGTCCTTGGCGACAGCAGCGCAAAATCTGAATCGATAGCCAACAGCTTAGAGCGTATCGAAAGCCTGGAGCTGGATCAGTACTCAGAGCTGCGATCAATCAACGCATCAATCCGGGCACTGAATGCCGGTATTGCAAAGCTCGCAGTTAACCTGGTCGCCAGTTATGGCAAATTTGATGAAAGCAGTTACCAAGGCGATTTGGGCAAAGACTACAACGTGCAACTTGGCAGTACTGCCGGTGCTCTGGTGCTTGGTGGTGTGATTGGCGCCGCAGTTGACAACATGCTGGGCGGCTTGCTTTCCGGCATCACTAACAAAGTACTTGGCGGTTTATTTGGTTCAACCAAAAAAGAGTTGGTGGACAGCGGCATTAGCTTTGCGGCTCAGGAACTCGGTGACATTTTAAGTAGTGGTTTAGTCAAAGCCACACTCTACGACACTATTAAAGTCACTAAGAAAAAAGCATTTGGTTTGAGCAAAAAGACTTATGAGGAAACTTCATATAAAACTCTTGATGAGGATATACGCGCCGAGTTTGGCCGCGTATTCAGCTACATAGGTAACTCAGTCACGGATGCAGTAAAACTGCTGGGACTGACCACAACCAAAGACTTAGAAAACTTTGTAATCAAACTGCCTAACATAAGCTTTAAAGACCTGACCGGAGAAGAGATCGAAGAAGAGCTGCAGGCGATATTTAGCCAGCAGGGCGATTTGATGGCCAAGTACTTAGTACCAGGCATTGCTGAGTTTCAGCAGATGGGTGAAGGGCTCTACGATACGTTGATCAGGGTTGCTCAGGAACAAGCTGTTTTTAATGCCTCTATGGACAGTTTAGGCTTGCAGCTGACGCGCTTTAGCGGCATGACAAAAACGCTTGAAATAGACGTAGCTCAGTCACTCATCGAATTAATGGGCGGCATTGAAGAATTCAGTAGCGCCACCAGTGACTACTTTTCTGCATTCTTCACTGAGCAGGAAAAAATGGCTCATTTGACTAAACAAGCTCAGGCTCAGTTTGCCAGTCTTGGGATTGCAATGCCTGCAAATCGTGAGGCATTTAAAGCCTTTGTTGCCAGTCTGGATCTAACGACTGAAGCAGGCCAACAAACCTTTGCTGCGATGATGAAACTCAATCAGGCTATGGACCAGTATTATGACCAAGCAGAGCAGCACGCAGCCGAGTTAGCTAACTGGACTAAATCTATCGGTGACGAGCTTGCAAGCCTCGACATGAGCCCGTTTCAGCGCAGCATGGCAGAACTACAATCCTGGTATGACGCACAAATTGCTGAAGCAGCAGAACTGGGAGCCGACACTACGCTGTTAGAACGTCTGTATGCCCGTAAACGTGCTGATTTAATCGCTGAGGAGCTGGAGGCGATCAACGAAGATACCGCGCAGCGTATGCAGACACTGACCAGTGAACATGAGCGCGCAGTCAATGATTTGCAGTCAACGTATAAAGCCCTGACAGATAGCATCAGTGCTGTCAGTAGCACCATTGGTAGTTCAATTCTGGACATTAAGCGTCAGATAGCCGGCTGGGATGAGGTTGGCTATCAACAGCAACAAGTAGACGGCCTGAGCGGCCAGTTAGGTAAAGGCGATTTAGCGACTCAAATCAAAACTATTGAGCAGCTGCAGGCTGCGATGATGGGCCGCTATCAGGCTGAGCTGGCGCAAAACAGCACCTTGGTTCAACAAGCTCAGTCAACGCTGGACGGCCTTAATTCGTCTTTCGCTGAGTTACAGTCAGCGCTTAGTAGCGTGCAAGAAAGCATCGCCTCCAGCATTCTGGATTTGCGCCGCCAGGGCTCCAGTTGGAATGAAGTTGGCTATCAGAATAGCCGGATTGGCGATTTGCGATCACAGTTGGGCAAAGGCTCAGTCTTAGATCAAATCAACAGTGTCGGTCAGTTACAGCAAGCGATTGTGGATCGTTACAATGCCGAGCTTGCCGCTAATCAACAGCTGATCAGCGCTGCACAGGAGCGCTACGATGCAGATTTATCTGCATACAATGCCTTAAAAGATGCAGCAAAACAGTTATCCAGTGCTGCAGATGCATTGCTACTGTCTGAACTAAGCCCAGCAAAAATGGGTGATCAATTCGCTGAAGCCCAGAAGCAGTTTAACGACCTCCTGCGTAAAGCACGTGGTGGTGATGCGGACGCCGCAAAACAACTGGAATCTGTCGGCTCGACCTATTTAGGCTTGGCACAGGATTACCTGGCTAGTGGTAGTAGCGAATATGCCGCCATCTTTGCACAAGTACAAAACGCCTACAGAAGCTTTGGAAACTCTATAGGTGCAGCCCCCTCAGTACCACGTGAAGTACTGGCTTATCAAAAAGCGGATGCTGAACTGCAAACTGCTGCTATCAAAGAGCTGGAGCAATTACAGCTGCTGCTTTCAGGGCTAGATGCCACAGCCAAGGCAGAGCTGCTGGCCGCAGAAGCTGCAGCAAAAGCGGAGTTAGCAAAATACCAGGAACAGTTACTAGCCTTGCAAACAGGCACAGTGACTGAGCTGCAATTGCTGCAAATTAAGTTGGCAGAGTTAGATGCACAGGCCCGTGCTGAGCAAGCGGCGCAGCTGGATAAGTTAACGGCGACTTTTGAAACCGCAAAAAGCGAGTTACTGGCAGCTGCAGAAAAACAAATTGCTGCAGTCAATGCACTCAATAGCGGCATGCAGTCTATCGCTAATGCAATTGCTGCAATGCCTGCTCCGGTTGTTGTTGTGAATCCACCGCCGCCAGTTGTGATCCCGCCTGTTGTTGTGAATCCAGCACCAGTATCACCAGGAACTGGCGTTGGCACTGCGCCAATCAACGTAGGCGAACCGGTCACGAACCCGATTTTAGAGCGCACCAATGATTTACTGCAGCAGCAGTTGCAACAAGCCTCTGCAGCGCAAGCGCAGTCTGCGCAGCAAAACCGGCAGCTGCAGACTGAATTGCAGCGCACACAGCAGCTGCTGCAGGAAAGCCGGAGACTGATGGCATGATGACGTTTGCTGAATGGATCCAAACACCTGGCGCAGACCGCTGCTATCTTGTGGAGTTTCAGGCTCGCGATGGCGGTGTAGTGAATACGGTTCGTCGCTCTACGCATCCTTACAGAACTGCGCCAGGCGATGCACCGGCTCTAACCCCTTATCAGGATACCATTCTGTCAGTCGGCACATGGGGCCGTGAATTAACAGAGCTATTTACAGGTTACAGCACGACAGCTCAAACAAGTATTGAGTTGTTTATGGATGATGAGCTGGCGGCTTTGGTAGATAGTGTCAATGTCGGTGGCTTACCCGTTGTGATCCGTTGTGGCGATGCACGTTGGCCGCTGAGCCAATTTGGCATAGTCGTATCAGCCGTGGCAGAAGCTTTAAAAGCCACAAGTTACGATACGGCGCAATTGACTCTGCGCGACCCATCAGAGCTACTAAAACGACAGGTGCAAAGCACATTAATTAGTGTGGGGCCGAATGCTGGCCAACCTGCACCTATTTGCCTGGGCAGGTGTTTTAACGTGTCGCCAGTACTTATAAATGAAGCGACTAAAACCTACCAGGTGCACGACGGTGCGATCCATGCCATTACTGCAGTACGCGAAAATGGCGTGTCTATACCGTACACAGCGAATCTGGCGAATGGTACGTTCACGTTGACCAATAACGCCAAAGGTCGTGTGACTGCGGATGTCGATGGAGCAAAACCAGCAGGCGTCTGGCTTCAGACCGCAGCACAGATGATTACCTATCTGACCACCCGATTTGATCTTGCTGAACCTACTGGACTTTCTGCGTTACCTGAATATCAGTTAGGGGTTTACATCACGGGAGATAAAACCTTATCCGCCGTATTGGATGACATTAGTGCCAGTGTTGCTGCTGCCTGGTATTTCACCCGCGCAGGCCAATTGCAGTGGTATTGGTTTAATGGTGTAGGCGCACCGACACAAGCCCTCGTTGCAGACCATATTGAGGATGACACACTCTGGCCAAGGCGGCGCATTGCTCCGGCAAAGACCGTTGCCTTGGGCTACAGAAGAAACTGGACCCCGCAGGCGGATGGTCTGGCAGGCTCAGTGCGTGAAACCACACCGCTACTGGCCACGGCGTATGAACAACCTGAAAGCAAAGTCAATGTTGATAACGCTGGTGTTTCTGTTGATCACCCAGACGCGACAGAAATCAAAGCCAGCACTCTGATTGTACTAAAGGCCGACGCCGAATCAGAGGCCGCACGTCGCGCCGTCTGGGCCTCTGTGCCTCGCCATGTCTACGAGTTTTCAGCTTTTGCTGCCCCTTTTAATCTGGATTTAGGACAGACCGTGACCATTCATTACCCGCGCTACTTTGTTGGTGGCCAAAGCGCTGTGATCACCCGCATTACAGACGACTTGCTTTTTGACACAGCGACAGTGGAGGTGATCCGATGAATAAAGTAAGGCTGCTGCTAAAAAATAAATGGGATGAAGCCGAGCTGGTGGCAGTCACCGGCACAGAAATTTCAACCCTGCCTTTAACTCACAGTCAGCTTTATGGCCGCAGCTTGACCGCAGGCATTACGCCAGATGAATCAGGGGTATCGGCGATTGAATTTAATCTGCCGGAGCTGACACTGCTAAGCGGTTTTGTCCTCTACCGCCACTGGTTAAGCAATAGCGCAAAATGGCGCTTGGAGCTTTTCGACGGGCTCAATTGCAGCGGCATAAAACTCTTTGATTCTGGACTGATTGATGCAATACCGACTAAAACCCTGGGCGAACTGGATTGGTTGGTAGACCCTCTGGTGGCCAGTGCCTTTGATACATGGCCGTTCAAGTTCAGCCAGTTGTGGTTTTCTGACGCATTCGCGTTTTCTGGCCGAATGACGCTGCAGGATGAATATGGCCGTGACGGCATACATGAGTTTGATCGCATCTACATGGGGGTTACGTTTCAACCATCCTTCAATTTTAGCTGGGGCAGTGAATTCGCCTGGCAAACTACAGCGAAGCAAAAAGAGACGGCTGCAGGTTCTGTCTTTGCTGCTGCTAAACCCAAAACCCGCCAGTTGGCTTTTAGTTTGGACTACATCCTTGAGTCGGAACGTCCACACCTGTCAGCGGCCTTTCAGGATGTGGGGATATCCAAAGACTGGTTTATCAGCCTTTACCCCGAATTAGGTGGTATCAAGGAAATTGAACATGCGATGGCTGCAAAGTTTACCGCGCTGCCAGCACTCATTAATTCAGCATTTAACAACTACACGATTAAGTATGTAGTGAGGGAGGCATAAATGGAGTACCTACCAATACCAGGTATATCGCTGACAACCTTGGACCGGGGCGGTGAATATCTGCCAAAGCTTCAACAGCTGGCCGCTGCAATAGATACCACTGTTCAGGCATTCAATAGCCAAGTGGATGCAGCGCAAACCGCTGAACAAATCCGCGAAGCCACAGCGTTGATGAAATCACAGGTGGAACAAATCCAGATCGAAATGAACGAGGCTTTGGCCGCTGCTTACGCTGCAATTGGTACTGCAGGAGACACAGCGACATACGCCCGCCAGTTCCTGACGTCGCGGAAAATAGGCCAAAAGGACTTTAGCGGCGAAGCAGACATTCGCCTGGATATTGCTGATATAGATGGTCTGGCAGGCCGATTAGATGATGTTGAGATTTACGCATTAGGTGGTGTGCAATGAACGCAAATTTAAGAACAATAATTCAGGGGCTTTTATCTGCAGCAGATGGCAGTGCATCGCCTGGTGAATTGCAAAAGCTCAGAGTGTTAGCATCCAGCTCGTTGATGGACGAATCTGACTTAGATGACGCTGTTGAAGCCCGTGCAGCTGCTGCAGACGAAAATACACCTCTGTCTGAAATTTTTGCCCTTGCTCACGCAAGTCAAAAGTTACGGGGTGATATAAGCGTCGGCTCTGTTATCCAACTAAACGCAGCACTACCGATTAAATACACAGCTGCAAAAGGTACGTACTTACGCGCTGGTTACTACGAAACAACTGATTTTGCCCCTGAGCTGCAACCAGTCTTTGACTACACAGTCGGTTTTTCATTGGCACATAATGCAGGTGGTAGCACGGCAGACGGTCAATTTGTCGATACAGATGGCAACAGCTTAATCATTTATGTAACGCGTGGATCGTCTGCCGACTTAACAAAGGTGTGGCGCAGTATTGATGGAGGCCAAACATGGGCTGACGTCAATGGCAGCGCAGGCATTCCAACAGGTACTGCAGGGCAGACTGCTATTAAGCATATAAAAGGTGTAGGCAATGCTTCGGTCTGGTTGCTGCAGACGCAAACCATTTGTAAGCGCAGTACGGATGGAGGCCTGACTTGGGCTACGGTTGGATCGGCCACCACATACAATCAAGCCTGGATTGCTTCAAATGGTGACATTGTCTTGATTGGTAGTGGTAACCATACCTATCGGCGCTCTATTGACGCTGGCGCAACATTTGGTGGCGATGTCGCTTTGGGTGGTTCTTCAATCAGGATATATGTTGCGACACACACGACAGGTGGGCAGTTTGTATTAGGTGGTACTGCTAACTCAACAACAAATATACCGGCTATCTTCGTAAGTGATGACAATGGCGCCAGTTTTGGAGCCGCAAAAATTACTAATTCAATAGGCAATACTCCATGTTTGGCAATGTGCTATTCACCTGTCTTTGGCCGCCTTTACTTAACTGATGGCGTAAGCGGGCAAACAGCACCAGTGCTTATGGTCACGGGTATCTCAAAAGATGCAGCGCCGACAATTACATCAACAGGTTCATACGTCATCGCATCATGGTGTTCTATCGTATCAAACGGCGCTGGCTGCTTGTTGTTTAATGGCGGGGCAGTTGGTGGTTCAGCTGTATATAAAGAGCAGGCTGGATTTGCAGCGCCACTTTCCCTGGTTCACGTAGACCTTGGTAATAGAACTGCGCTTTTATATAAAAACGGGGCGTATTTCATGCGCAATGGAGCGTTCTTTTCTATTGGCCATCATGGTGTGGGCATGGACGTTCCAGCCTCAGGATTTGAGTTGGCCCACACAGCGGCCTTTTACATGAGGATAGCGTAATGGCAGTGATAGGTGGATTGAACACTGGGCTGTTACAGCCGCAGCAAACAACGCAGTATATTGGCACAATGGCTGTATCTGTTAATGGTCAAATAGTGCCGCGATTTGTAGGCAATAAAAACACTCCGGCAGTATTTCGTGTTGAGTGCAGTTTGCCGTTGAACGACATATTTGCTGTTCCATTGGCGGGGTTATTTGCCACACCAGGCAAAACATTCCATTTTGAATTTGTCGATGGAGTCGCTGAGCGTGAAGTGGTTTTTGATGCCAGCGGTGAATGGATGGTGACAGAGGCACAAATCAACGCTCACCTGCCCACTGACCAACAGTTTTCTTTTCCTGGTATCAATATATCTATTGGTGAGTAACCCTAAGGAGGACCTATGTAAACGTTACTTATTTGCCAATATCACCGCGACGTAACATCAATATCAGAGTTTCGTCGTATTTTTTGTGTGTACATTTGGTACACTATTAATTAATTTAGAGAGATACAAATGAAAAAATCGAAATTATCTTTAGCCATTGCAGTGTTGCTTTTGTCTTCAGCCAGCGCTTCAGCTGTAACTGAGACTTTTTGCTACCAAACACCTGAAGGTGAATGGATTTGCGTAGAAGAACCAGTAATGCAACCTATGGGCCCTGGCTCAGGCGGTACTGGCGGCGATGATGATGAAGAAGTTAAAAAAGTAAAAGGCTGATATGGATAATCTGACTGCATTCTTGCTTGACGCTATATGGATAATAGGTTTTTGTGCTGTGTGGATTTTTGGTATGGTCATGCGCAGAGACTTGCGATCAAACTCACTAACCGCTTTAATCGTGTTGGTTGTTTTTTTGGTCAACCATTATGCGTCAGCTCAAATGCTGTCGGGTTTGAAGTACTCAGCCCAGGTCGGTATTCAATACCACATCTGGACCACCGCCTGCTTGGCAATAGCTGGCGGTGTTTTAATAGGTCACATTTCCTTTAATTTGCGCATGCTGTGGCCTGCTAAATGTATAGTTGTATTAATGTGCGGCGAAGCCTTCTTCAATTTGACAATGCACGTCGACCAAAACTGGATTGGTTTAAACGACTTTGGCCCTGCAAACAGCAGTTGGCGCAACGATAAATGGTGGCTGTGGACTTGGTATTCTGCACAGAGCAACATAGACAATTTTTTAATGGTATTGGCTTTCCTGATGCCAGTTAGTCTGAGAGGTAAAACAGCAATGGATGCGTTAAAGGGTTGGGTAAAGAATGTGTTCGCCTTGAGTTTTACTCAGAGCAACCATAAGCAGCGTATATCAACACTGGAGGAACTGGCGTACTCTGCTGACCCTGAACGCCAGGCTTATGCTTTATCGCTGTTAGAGTCAGCCAGAGAGTTATTACACCGCGAAGATGAGACATTACAAGACCACAGTCTAGCAATCACAGCATTGCTTGATGCTGCCTCATACGTTTGTTCAGCTGACGTTTTACCACACCAAAAAGAAAGCAGGGCTTAACCCTGCTTCTCTGTCTTTATTTGAAATATCCTTACGCTATTTGAAAAACTCAAAAACTATAAATTTCTCAGCATTCATGCTTTAATTTTCGCGCGCCGCTTCATAACGACCACCTGTACAGCGATAAGTTTGACTACATGCTTTCTAACCCGCCATTTGGCGCCTATTGGCAAAACATTAATAGTGAGATCTTAAAAGAGCATAACGAAAAAGGTTTCGCTGGCCGCTTTGGCGCAGGTTTACCAAGGGTATCGGATGGTTCGTTGCTGTTTTTAATGCACCTGATTAGCAAGCTGCGTGATGCTGCCGACGGTGGCGGTCGTATTGGCATTATCCTTAATGGCTCGCCACTTTATACTGGCGGCGCCGGTAGCGGTGAAAGCGAAATTCGCCGCTACATCTTAGAGGCCGATTTGCTGGAAGCCATTGTCGCGCTGCCAACCGATATGTTCTACAACACCGGTATAGCCACTTACATTTGGGTGTTATCGAATAAAAAATCCGCCGAGCGAAAAGGCAAGGTGCAACTGATTAACGGAACCGACCTTTGCAGTAAAATGCGAAAGTCATTAGGCTCCAAGCGCAACGTGATGGATGACGATGACATCGCCACCATCACCCGCACCTTTGGTAATTTTGAAGCGGTCGACGCCTACAGTTTAGATAAAGTCGCCGATGTTAAAAACAACCGCGGCCGTCAGTCCGCCACACCCAAGGTAGACGTACCGAAGACCTTTGCCAGCAAAATATTCGCCACCCATGAATTTGGCTACCGCCGCATTACCATCGAGCGGCCGCTGCGCTTATCTACCAAGTTTACCGCTGAAGCCATTGCCTCGTTACGTTTTGCCCCAGGCGCACTGAAGCCTGTGATGGAATGGGTTTATCAGAATATTGGCGATGGATGGACCGAAGCCACTTACGGGCAATTGGCCAGACATGAAGAGGCTATTCGCAGCAAAATCAAAAAAGACTTTGCCGATTTAAAAGAAAAACAAATCAAAGATCTGTTAGACGCAGGCACTTGGCTTTCGCAAAAAGCCCTAATGGAAAAAGCTCAAAAGCTACGTACTGTGATTGGGGATGCCCAACATGACGACTTTAACGAGTTTGATAAAATTCTCGCTCAAGCCCAAAAAACCGCAGCAGCAAAACTCGATGTCAAAGAGAAAAAGCAGTTGCTGGATGCTATTACCTGGAAAAACCCTACGGCCGAACCTGTTGTAAAAAACATAGTTCAAGGAGCAGAAGATCCGATTTACGGCAAGTTCACCTACAGAGGCGAGGTGGTTGAATTTGAAGCTGATATTGATCAGCGCGACAACGAGAATATACCGTTCAATCCAAGCTCTACAGTAAACGAAACCAATGAAGCTTTTTTCAAAATGGAAATACAGCCGAGTATGCGAGACGCCTGGATAAACCCAGACAAACGCGACAGCAAAGACAAGGATATAGGCATTGTCGGTTATGAAATTAATATTAAAAACAAACTTCGCGAAAATAGCTCGTCAATCTATCGTCAAATAAAACTCAGATCGATTATTAAACCCCATAGAGCTGGAGCTTATGTAATAGACCGGATAACGGCCAAAATGGTATCTGTGCGTAATGGTGAGGACCAACTTTCAGCGTTTGACATTGATGAGAACATACTTAAGGTTGAGTATTTCAATCTGTTTATTAGTTCTGTTCAAGGGAAAACCTGGCTGAAGAATGAATTCCCCCCGCTCAATTACCCATCCTACAATTTGGAGCGACTCAGAGCTGCAAAAATAGACACACCCTCTATTGAGGAGCAAAATTCAATTATTGAATTTTTTAAACTTGCCGAGTCGTTAGTTGATGACATACGGTTGCTTAAAGATGATGTCTTTACTAATCCACATAAATCATTACGTAAAATAACATCTTATATTGGAGCATCAGAAAGATATGAGGAGTCTTTTGAAACTAAGCTTCCTGTGCCCTTAGCTATTCTTTGGAATCAAGCCACAGCAACGTTTGCGGATAAAGAAAAATGCGAATTCTATTGCCGATTCTACGAGTTCTTAGGGGTGTTTTTAGTCGCAACGATATTAGGAAGTTTGTCTATTGAACAGCAAAAAAAATTGCTGAAATTCAATCCCCCTAAGTTCAATAGCTTGACAATGGCATTTGGTTATCAGAGGTTGAATGAACTTCGTAGAGACTACTCGTCTTCCATTCCACCTGCACTTAGGTGGGTCATGAACGAGTCAATAGGTGGTGTCTTGGAGGAAGTAACAAAGATTAGAAATGATATCGCGCACCGAGGATTGACAACCAAATCTATTATTAGCGAAACGATTAAAAAACTTGAAGACATAAATGAACGATTCAAAGATCTCACTTACGAAAACTTCTCAAACTACACGCTTGTCAGGCCTTTGAGGTCAACATATGACGGCATATCTTTTGACAATGAACTTGAGATCCTAAGCGGGCTTGCTATTAATCCTAGCAACATAGCTAAAGCTATTACAAAGCATCCTCTAATTTCCGAGAAACTTTACTGGGGGTCCTTGAATGACAAAGATTCTGGTAATTTTTTCCCTGTATTAGAACTTGTCCTTTTTGAAGAGGTCACAGAAGAAACAGGGTTTATGGCATTTTACTTTTACAATTCTGCAGATAAAGAGACGAATGGCGAATCTCCCCAATTAATGTATGTCTGCCCATACCCATGTACCACTGAAAGGAAATTTAAGCCTAGTAGCGTTCTTTTTCCTTAGTAAAACATGGCTCGTGCAAGCTGCTTCAGGTACTATTTTAGCTTCAAATGATAAAGCTCCATAAGGCAGACTGATAAAAGCATGCCTATGATGCGGCAACACAACTTTGGTAAAAAATTACTCTTATGTCTCAATCTTCAAACAACCTAGCCGCCGAATCCTGGGCTATTGCCGACTTACTTCGTGGTGATTTTAAACAAAGCCAATATGGTCGCATCATTCTGCCGTTTTGTTTATTGCGCCGCTTGGAGTGTGTTCTAGCACCAACCAAAGAAGCGGTACTGGCTAAATTCCAAGAAATACAGGCCATGAACCTGCCAGAAGAAGCACAGGAAAAAATGCTGCTGCATGCAACTAACGGTTTATCGTTCTTCAACACTTCGAAAATGGATTTATCCAAGCTGGGTGAATCCGGCATCAAAGCCAACTTGGAAAACTATCTTCAAGGCTTTTCGAAAGACGCACGCGAGATTTTTGAGCACTTCAAATTTATGGAATTTGTCGGTCTGCTCAACGACGCCAACCTGCTGTACAAGGTGGTGCAAAAAGTCCGAACCATCGATTTAAGCCCCAAGGTCATTTCCAACCATGATATGGGCTTGCTGTTTGAAGAGTTAATCCGCCGCTTTGCGGAAAGTTCCAATGAAACCGCCGGTGAGCACTTCACCCCACGCGATATTGTGCGCCTGACCACGTCCTTGGTCTTTATGGAAGATGATGACGCCTTACAAAAGCCTGGCATCATCCGCACCATTTATGACCCAACAGCGGGTACCGGCGGATTTTTATCTTCGGGTATGGAATACGTGCATGAGCTAAACCCGCAAGCGGTGATGCGTGCTTATGGCCAAGAATTAAACCCAGAAAGTTACGCCATCTGTAAAGCCGACATGTTGATTAAAGGTCAGGAAGTCAGCAACATTAAGTTGGGTAATACGCTGTCCAACGACCACCTTTATAGCGAAAAATTTGACTACATGCTGTCCAACCCGCCGTTTGGTGTGGATTGGAAAAAAATCGAAGGCGACATTTTAAAAGAACATAACGAAAAAGGCTTTGATGGTCGCTTTGGTGCCGGTTTACCGCGGGTGTCAGATGGTTCGTTGCTGTTTTTAATGCACCTAATTAGCAAGCTGCGTGATGCCGCCGACGGTGGTGGCCGTATAGGCATTATCCTCAATGGCTCACCGCTTTTTACTGGCGGTGCCGGTAGCGGTGAAAGCGAAATTCGCCGCTACATCCTAGAAGCCGATTTGCTGGAAGCAATTGTCGCGCTGCCAACCGATATGTTCTACAACACCGGCATTTCAACTTATGTCTGGGTGCTTTCTAATAAAAAAGCCAGCGAGCGCAAAGGAAAAGTCCAGCTGATTAACGGCGCGGATTTATGCGGCAAAATGCGTAAATCGTTAGGCTCGAAGCGTAATCTGATGGATGACAGCGATATCGCCACCATCACCCGCACCTTTGGTAATTTCGAAGCGGTCGATGCCTACAGTTTAGATAAAGCCGCTGATGTAAAAAGCAATCGCGGCCGTCAGTCGGCCACACCCAAAGCAGACGTACCGAAGACCTTCGCCAGCAAAATATTCGCCACCCATGAATTTGGCTACCGCCGCATTACTATTGAGCGGCCACTGCGCTTATCTGCCATGTTCACCGATGAAGCCATTGCCTCGTTACGTTTTGCACCAGGCGCACTGAAACCAGTGATGGAATGGGTGTACCAGCATATTGGCGATGAGTGGACTGAAGCCACTTACGGGCAATTGGCCAGCCATGAAGAGGCTATTCGTAGCAAAATCAAAAAAGACTTTGCCGATTTAAAAGAAAAACAAATCAAAGACCTGTTAGACGCAAGCACTTGGCTTTCGCAAAAAGCCTTGATGGAAAAAGCGCAAAAGCTACGAGCGGTTATTGGGGATGCACAGCATGACGACTTTAACGAGTTTGATAAAATCTTAAGCAATGCCCAAAAAAACGCAGCGGCAAAACTTGATGCCAAAGAGCAAAAGCAATTACTGGATGCCATTACCTGGAAAAACCCAGATGCTGAACCTATTGTCAGAAAAGTTCTAAAAGATGCAGCCCGCGGCTCCTCGTCATCCATGACGCCGCCGCGTACCGCTCATCCTGAACATAACCCGTTATACGGCAAGTTCAGCTACCAAGGCAAAGTGGTGGAATTTGAAACCGACGGCGACCTGCGCGACAACGAGAACGTGCCACTAAACCCAAGCCTGAGCGTCAATGCAATCAATGAAGCCTATTTCCAAAAAGAAGTAGCGCCGCATGTGCCAGACGCGTGGATCAACCCAGATAAACGGGATGCTAAAGACGGTGAAATTGGTATTGTCGGTTATGAAATTCCATTTAACCGCCATTTTTATGTGTACCAGCCACCGCGCCCGTTAGAAGCTATTGATGCCGATTTGGATGCCGTGACCAAGGATATTCTGGCGCTGTTGCAAGAGGTGCATTCGTAATGGGGCGTTATAAGGCATATCTGGAGTATAAAGACTCTAACATAGAAATGTTCGGCCAAATACCATCCTCATGGAAAGCAAAGCAAGTTCGCTATCTACTTAAAGATGGAGCCGAAGGTATTAAAATTGGTCCATTTGGTAGTGCTTTAAAGCTAGAAGACATGGTAGATGATGGTATACGCGTCTATGGTCAAGAAAATGTGATTCAGCGTGACTTTAGCTTAGGTTCTCGTCGAATTAGCGAGTTAAAATTTTCAGAGATGACTGTCTATAAAGTTATAGAAAATGACATATTAATAACGATGATGGGTACTAGTGGGAAGTGTATTATTGTTCCAAAAACAGCTGAAATCGGAATTATAGATTCGCACTTATTAAGAGTCCGGGTAAAAGAAAACGAAATTTTACCAAGTTTTTTTCGACTCCTAATCGACGAATCACCGGAGATTGCAAATCAAATAAAGATTGCCGGTAAAGGCTCTATTATGCATGGGCTGAATTCAAGTATTGTAAAGTCCCTCAGGTTGCCGCTACCTAGTGTTACTGAACAAATTTCAATTTTACAATTCCTCGACCACGAAACGGCAAAAATCGACACGCTGATTGAAAAGCAGCAACAGTTGGTTCAACTGCTCAAAGAAAAGCTCCAAGCCGTGATCAGCCACGCCGTCACCAAAGGCCTTAACCCAGATGCCCCGATGAAAGACTCCGGTGTGGAATGGTTGGGGCAAGTGCCAGCGCATTGGGAAGTTACCCGTGCCAAATATGTGTCTGAAATATTTGTCCCTCAACGAAACAAACCAGAATTAAACGAAGAAAGCGGTACTCCTTGGGCTACCATGGAGGATATGAAAAACTCTTACATTGAATCTACTAACTATTATGTGTCTGATGATGCAGCTAAATTTTCAGGCTCGAAAAAGCTGAGAGCCGGCTCAGTGATTGCAAGCTGTGTTGGTAATTTTGGTATTGCGTCGATAAATCTAGTTGATTTGATAATTAATCAGCAACTACAAGCCTTCGTACCTAAAAAAATTAAAGCGGGATTTTTAAGAGAGATTGTTTCAATTTCCAAATCATATTTTGAATTGATTGGCACGGCAGCGACTCTTGTATATGTTAATCAGCAGGGGTTCGAAAATCTTCCTGTAATTGTGCCTCCACTTTCTGAGCAGGAGGATATTTGCACTTTCCTTGAAGCTGAAACTATCAAATTTGATAGTCTGATAAAAAAGGCTGAGAAAGCAATCATCCTAATGCAAGAACGCCGCACTGCGCTAATCTCCGCCGCCGTCACTGGTAAAATCGACGTGCGTAACTGGCAAGCCCCAACCAACTAAAAGCAAAAATAAAGGGATTTATGATGTCTGATCAGTCAACTGAACGCGTTTTTCAAAATGACATAATCAAGCAGATGCTGGCCAACGGTTGGAAGCTTGGGAAAGCGGAAAACTACAACCGGGAGCTGGCATTATACCCAGAAGACTTACTGGGGTTTGTGCAAGACACGCAAGATACGCAGTGGCAAAAATTTAAAGCGCTGTACCCGCACCATGCCGAGCAGAAGTTATTGGAGTTGGTGGCAGCGCAGCTCAATAAAGCGGACCCAAACGCCACGCATAAAGATTCGCGCACTTACGGCACTTTGGGTGTGCTGCGCCATGAACTGCGTGACCGCAATGTGCGCATTTCGTTGTGCCAGTTTAAACCCGAGCATGATTTAAACCCCGATACTTTGGCGCGTTATCAGCAAAACCGTCTGCGGATTGTGCCAGAGCTGGTGTATAGCCCTTGGGCAACCGACGCGGAGCTGTTAGAAACCGGCATTAAAGCCAAGGCTTGGCGCATTGATTTGGTACTATTCGTCAACGGCCTGCCGATTGCCACGCTGGAGCTTAAATCAGAATTCAAACAATCGGTGGATAATGCACTGAAGCAATATCGCACCACGCGTTTTCCAATTTGCCCCACCACTAAAAAGCCTGAGCCGCTGCTGACCTTTAAGCGCGGTGCCATTGTGCATTTTGCGGTGAGCCAATATCAGGTGTATATGGCCACCCAGCTGAACGGCGCGAGTACCTACTTTTTGCCCTTTAACAAAGGCACGAAAGACGGCGCGGCGGGTAACGATATCCCGCAAGATATCTCCCGCTACGCCACAGATTACCTGTGGAATGAAGTGTTAGTGCCGGAAAATTTTTTAAATATCCTCGCGCGCTTTGTGCATTTACACATTGAAGAGAAAGAAGACTGGGAAGGCCGTAAATACAAAAAAGAAAGCATGATTTTCCCGCGTTATCACCAGTGGGATGTGGTGAAGAAATTACTGCAGGCGGCAAAAACCGAAGGCGCAGGCCAAAGGTATCTTATTCAGCACAGCGCGGGCTCTGGTAAGTCCAATTCGATTGCCTGGACTGCCCATCAGCTGTCATCGCTCTATGACGACAAAGGCGACAAGCAATTTCACTCGGTGATTGTGGTCACCGACCGCACCGTGCTGGATGAACAGCTGCAAGATACCATTTATCAGTTTGAACATACCGACGGCGTGGTCGGGCGGATTAACCGCGAAGAAGGTGACGGCTCCAAATCAGAAAAGCTGGCCAGCGCCCTGCAAAGCGCTCAGCCCATTATCATCGTGACCATTCAGACTTTCCCGCATGTGTTAAAGGCGATTGAAAAGAGTGCGACACTCAAAGAGCGTCGTTACGCTATTATTGCCGACGAAGCGCATTCGTCGCAGACCGGCTCTACCGCCCGTAAACTGAAAGAAGTGTTGATGGTAGAAAGCAGTGATGACGATGAAGAACTCAGTGCCGATGACATCATTGCTGCTGCGGTCGCGGCACGGCGCAGCTCAAAAAACTTAAGTTATTTTGCCTTTACCGCCACGCCAAAAGCCAAAACGTTGGAGTTATTTGGACGCTTACCTAAACCTGATGAAGCACCTTCGAAAACGAATAAACAAGCTGCATTTCATGTATACAGCATGCGCCAAGCCATCGAAGAAGGCTTTATCTTGGATGTGCTGAAGAACTACACCAACTACAAGGTGGCGTATAACCTGGCGCAGAAAATCCATGCTGCCGATCAGGAAGTGGATAGCAAAAAGGCCAAGGTGAAGTTAAACCAATGGGTGCGTTTGCATGACCACAACATCTCGCAAAAGGTGATGGTGATTGTCGAGCACTTCAAAGACAACGTGATGGGGCTGTTAGGCGGCCAAGCCAAAGCCATGGTGGTCACCAGCTCGCGCAAAGAAGCGGTGCGTTACAAACTGGGCTTTGATAAATACATCACGGAAAAGGGTTACCAGCATATTCGCGCCATGGTGGCGTTCTCGGGGGAAGTCGAATTTAGCGAGAAAGACCCCAATTCAGCCGCGTTACTGGGCGATAAATTCACCGAAACCAACATGAACACCAACCTCAAAGGCCGCGATATGCGCAAAGCCTTTGATTCCGATGACTATCAAGTGATGATTGTCGCCAACAAGTTCCAAACCGGCTTTGACCAGCCGAAACTTTGCGCCATGTACGTGGACAAAAAGCTCGGTGGCGTGGAATGTGTGCAAACATTGTCACGGTTAAACCGCACCTACCCAGGCAAAGCAGAGACCGGCACTTTTGTGCTGGATTTTTTCAACGACCCCGAAGATATTCTGGCGGCGTTCCAGCCTTATTATCAAACGGCAGAGCTGGCCGATGTATCTGATCCAAATTTGATTTTTCAGCTGTACGACAAACTACGCGGCCAAAGCATTTTCACCTGGCATGAAGTGGAGCAATTTTGCAGTTACTTCTATGAAAGTAATAAATCTAACGCGGCAATTGCCAATATCTGCAAGCCTGCGGTCGAGCGTTGGCAAAAGCGCTATAAGTCGGCGGTAGACGCGTTTAAACAAGCCAAAGACATGTTTGAACGCACCAAAAAGACTGGCGATGCCGTATTGATTGCTAATGCCGAAAACAGCTTAAAAGACTGCCAAAAAGAAAAAGATGCCTTGGAAATTTTCAGAAAAGACTTAGGCACCTTTGTTCGGTTCTACGAGTTTATGTCGCAAATCGTCGACTACGACGACACCAACTTAGAAAAGCTGTGCCTGTATGCGCGGAACCTGCGCCCCATGCTGCGCGATACCTTGGTTGACGAGGACGATATCGACCTGAACAACGTGATGCTAAGCCATTACCGCGTATCGAAAATTCGCCAGCAAAATTTGCAGCTCAAAGAAAACAACGGCGAATACAACCTAGAGCCAAACGAAGCTTTAGGGACAGCACGACCAAAAGATAAAAAAGAAGAATTTTTATCGCAAATCATCGCTCGCCTCAACGAGCTGTTTATTACCGACCAACTGACCGATGCTGACATGGTCAACTACGCCCTCACCATCCGCGATAAAGTTGGCGAGAATGCGTTAGTGATGACCCAAATCGCCAATAACTCACCCGAACAAGCCATGTTGGGTGATTTCTCAAAAGCTATTGATAACGCGATCCTAGATAGTAGTGAAGCTCAGCAGAACCAGATGATGCAGCTATTGGGAGATCCGAAAAAACTAGCTGCGTTTTCGAAGGTGGTGTTTGATTTGTTGCGTATTCTGGCCCAAAGTGAACACCCGTTCTGGTTTTAAGTGAACACCCATTCTGATTTAATGTGAACACCTATTCTGGCGCAAAGTGAACACTTTTGCCCGATTTCCAGAATCAGTGTTC